AATAACTCGCATCCACTCGCCGGCATCCGCTTCGCCTTCGCGGTCCAGAAACAAATGATTCCAACCGTAGGCTTCGTCGTTATTGTCCGGACAGTCGTCGCTGTCAGAGTATGAGCCAGATGCCGACGACATTTTCTCGATTCGCTTCTGCTTGAAGATCAACTTCAGTGTCGTCGTGTTCATGTTCTTCGCGCTGAACGAACTGCTGCTGGAGAATCCTCCGAATGCATCGGTTCTTTGAGACCGGTCTTCCTGAAAGTCGATGAACATGATGGTTTCAGGCTCGTACTGACCGCATCCGCAGGCCGCAGGGTTTTCTGCTGCTGCATCGCAACTGAACGCATCGCCGAACGGGACGGAGTTCACCGCACCACGGAATTGACGCAGATGGTTTTCGATGGCGCAGAGGTGTCGCACTGGGACGTTATGCCAGTGAACGATGATGTCGGCCTTCGGAATCACCTTGTAGGCATAGGTGTCTGCCTTCAATTGGCGTTCGGCTGATCCGGCGGGCAATCCTTCCCACGCGAGTCCACCGTTCGGCAGCGTGAACATCTCATACGCTGGGTTTCGCTCAACGGAAACGCATGTCCCTGGAAGAATGAATTCATGGGCTTCCCATGAGTTCGTTGAGTTATCGAACGCAACGCAGTCGCATGGATTCTCAGAGTAAGAAATCGTGACTTTGCACTGACAATCGGAGTTATCCTCAGTGGGCTCCAACTGAAAATCCGGCTTGAAGAACTTGCCCTGCTGAGTCAGAGACGTCGGATCCGTGATCAGGTTGTGAATCGTTTCCTCATCGCCTTCGACGAGATAGTCGTTGGTAAAGCACGGAGGACACATTCCTTCGATTGTGAATGCTGTCGCGATCAGGTTGATCTGCCCGAGACCAAGCGTTCCTCCGTTTCCACTGGACGAAAATGGATACGGAGCAGGGATCTGCGGCATGAAGGTGTCAGCTTCGATGTCGTAGTACTTACCAATCATCCGCAGGCAAAACTCTTCGGCGTTCTCGCATGGCACGCTGAAGGTGCGAGTCGCCGTGACCTTGCCAGACTGGTAGCTCGGCATGATCGACGGAAGAATCTCCTTCACTTCGAAGGTGTATTCGTCATACATACTCATTACTTCACCCTCGGAGTCATATCCACTTGCCGGACGGCTTCTGTTGTCTGCTTCTGGGCGCCCACGATGTCACTCGCTGCTGCCTTCATTGCGTCCGCAATCCCGAACCGAACAGCATCCGCAATCTCATTCGGCGGCTGGAAATTCTCTGGTCGCACAAGCGACATCATCTCCAGAGTTCCACCCAATGCGTTGAAGTTACCAAATCCACCCAGCGGTGTCTGCCGCAGAGCCTGAGACGGTGAACCACCGAGTCGCATGTTCGCGTTAAGTTCAGCAATCGTCGCATCCAGAGTCACAAGCTCCTGATTGAGTCGCTCAATCTCCTGAGTGTTGCGGTCGATCGGGTCGGACGAAAGGACGGACTTCTGCAACTGCTGAGCGTACTGCTCGAAGTTTGTCAGCGAGGACCGCCGATTCCGGTCGTTCTGTTTCTCTGTTGCCTTGATCAGTTCGTCCCGGACTTCCTTCTGGCGAAGCAGCAGTTCGGTTTCCGTTTCGATCCGGAGGGCTTCTCGAGCCGCGTCGGCCTCTTGGTTGACGAGCCCCTTGAGCTTATCGGTCGGAGCCAGTTCAAGCCGTGCTGTTCGGATCTTTTCAATCAGCGACTGGAACTCTTGGGCCGATCGGCTGACCTCCAGTGTAAACAGCGTTTGGTCGTTCGCTGTGCCAGCGATCTGGCGCCGAATAACTTCCTGTGTGTCGGTGAATTCGGCGATCTTACGCTGGGCGGCAGTAAGGCCGTCGGTCAACTGCCGGCTGAAGGACTCAATCTCCTGAGCCGCCTTCGACAGTTCGTCGATAACGTCCTGGACGGAGTTCAGCGTGGACGTGAATTTCGCTGCCGCTTCTTCATCGGCGAGGTCGAGATCTTTGAATGTCGCTTCGATCGATTTCTTCACGTCTTCAAAGAGTTTAACGGTCGCCCGCAATTGCTGCGGATCTGATGCTCCTGCGATACCGTTTTCCCGGGCGACACGAAGGTTGTCGTAAAGGTCGACGACACTCTGGATTTGAGGACCGAGTGTTTTCAATTCGGAAATCGCGGCTTCGAGGTTTGCCGCAGACGCAACGCGACCAGCAGCGATCGCTCTGGACTCCACTGGATCCACGTTTCTCGGAGCAGGATTATCAATCTGGAATCTGGCTGCGTCCCGAATCCTTTCAACCTGCTGTCTTCGTGTGTTTAGCAGGTCATTGGCCTCGCGAAGAGCGTTCAATGTCGATGAAAACGTCTCGCCCTCGTCGACCCCAGCAAACAACTTCTGAAGATCCTGAGACTTGTCGCCAGACTGCTCTGCGATATCGCCAAGCTGCCGAATCACATCCCGGAGTTCCTTTGCCCGTTCAATTGAACGCAGAAAGTCTCTCTCTGTGCCTTCGAGACCTACACGAAACTCGAGATCAGCAAAATCCCTGTTGATGAGATCAGAGATGTCTTCGAATTTTGTTTCGATGTCATTCAGTGTCTCAAGCCATTCCAGCGTTGGAGGCAATACCAGCAAAGCCACCGCAGCGCCGACACCGCTTCCAACGAGCAACTTGTCTGCGAAATTGCTTCCCAACTTTTGGCGAACAGAATCGAGACGCAGGAAATCGTTGATCAAAAAGTTAATGTTGTTCGATGCGCCCCGAAACGCACCGGAGATCCCGTTTAGGCTGAATCCAACAGCAGCGTCTTCAATCGCCTGACCCAACTGGTAGGCGTTGTTGGACAGCGTATTCAGGGATCGACCAGTCGCTGCGGCGTTTGCCTGAGTCTCGCTCAGTGCATCTTGCGCAAGCCTCAGATTTCCTAATGCAACCCGCAGGTTGTTGATGGATTCAACCTGACCGTCGAATGCGGCAGAGGCCCGGCGAATTTCTTCTTCCTGCTGGCGTACTGCCGCAGTCTGGGCAACAATCGTTTGCCTGATGTCTGCGTCTGGAAGACCGCGAATCTGTGACTGCGCAACGGTGGCACGCAGACGACCCTCTACAACAGATCGGGAAGCCTGCTCCTTCAGATCGTCAAACTGTGCTCGCAGATCTCTTCCGATGGAGACATTTGCCCCAACCTGGCGAAGTCTTTCTTCAATCGCCTCAATCTGCTGTGGGACTCCTCGTAGGCCCAGCGGGTCGGCATCCTGGGCGCCTCGCTGCAGTTCAATTCGCAATCGCTCAAGATCAGAGCCGACCAACCGAAGATCTTCGCCGAGTGGGCCTTTTCCGATCTCTGAATTGACCGTTCGCAATTGCCGCAGGGCAATCTCCAAATCCTGCACAGCGCGACGAGCCTCGGTGTACTCGTTGGCCAGAGCATTGTTTCTTCCACCACCGCGACCGCCGCCTCCCGCACCACCCCCGCCGCCGGGATTCAACGGTGCCATCCGCGGAGCAGGAATCGTCGCAGATCCCATCCGCTGCATGAGACGCGCAATGGCTTCGTCGGCCATTCCGTCGATCGCCTGCATGAAGTTGGGATCCGGACGAATCGCCACAAACGCGTCGAGCAAAGTTTCGTCATCAGCCATACAACTTCGCTCCCATCGCCATGTACGCTTCAATGAGCGTCAGAGATAACGCCTCGGTCAAATTGAGTCCCGTGTGTTTCGTCACCGAGATCGCAATCATTTTATAGCGATTCCCTGGCAGTTCCTCCATCGCTTTCTTTGGGGCTATGGAGATACTGACGGTTCTGTTTGGCCCGGCGGGCTCAGGGGCTCGCTCGGGCCAGACGAGTTTTTTAGGAGACTCGTCTCGTCAACGCTGTTCATCGCGTTGAGCAGGGCTGTCTTTTCCTCTTTTGTTCCGGAATCCCAGAGCCGCTTCGCGCGGTTCACGCCGTCACGCCACGACTCACCGACCATCTGACCCTTGATCTTCTTCGCAGCCGGCTTGGGCATGCATCGCCACATATTGTAGAAGAACCCCTCCTCCGACGTGTCGAAAGCGATCTCCTCCTGAACGGACACAGACGAGGCATTCTGAATCACGGTCTCCATGGCCATCTTGACCATGATCTTGTAATTCGCCTCGGTCATCTCCGCCGGAAATCCCTCCACCAATGTCGCCGGGTTTCCCCGCCGCATCTTGATGAAGTCGATTTTCTCACAGTAGTCCAACAGTCGCTTCGGGGTGATCTTGAGTGCCTGGCCGCCAACCATGACTTCGATCATGTTTTCCTCCACAGATTCAATGCAAAAGGCCTGCGATCCTTATACAGAACCGCAGGCCTTTTTTCCAACAGGTTTTACACTGAGATCAATTAGCCTTCAGAAGTCTGGCAAGTCGGCTCGTGAATCCATTCGACGACTTCGAAACTGTAGGAAACTTCCTGCGGCTGATTGCCTTTGATGTTCATGGAGACCGGAACTGCGGTAATCTTCACGATCGCTTCGTAGTAGGGGTCCACTGGTGATTCGAGGATGTTGTCGCAGTCAATCGACCACATGAGGTGGTAATTGCCGTTGATGCAGAATGGGTTCGGTTGAACACCGTTGTGACAAGCAATCGCCAGTGTACCAGTCGACTTCACAGATCCGCACACGGGGATCTCGTTGCCGTTACTGGACGATGTGATCAGCGTAGCGTTGTTCGCCTGCTTCACGAAGCTGATGTCGGTCACATGAGGAATCGTGTCCCATGCCGCACTGGATTCACTGGACGCCGTGTCCAACAGGACGCACGCCTCACTTGCACAACAAAGATCACCGGCAGAAAACACCATCTCAACGCTCCCCTAAACAGATTCTGACGTAGACTCGTCAGTTTGCTTGTATAACCCACGAAAACTCACTGTCAAGACGACCGTATTTCCCGCAGACTCTTGAATTGTCAATGTCGGTGCCCCTTGGACGCAAAAGCATCCGCAGGCACCGAGGCTCGCACACCCCGCAAACATCAGCCAGTCCCAGATCAGATCCCGAAGGTCTCTGGCGTCGTGGCGTTTCTTGTCCGCGAAGTAAGCCTTAATCTCGACTGTGTTCAGTTTCTGGACGGCGCTTGACGTTCTGAGCCCTGCTGTCATTCCGGTTCGCACAACGAGGTACGGAAGACAATCCGTGCATTGCCGTCGGTCGACGAAGTGGTTTTCCGACTTGATCGGTGTGCAATTCAGTGCCCGGAGTGCGTCCAGGACAGCGTTCTCCAGACAACAGGTCATTTCACACCTTTAGAGCAACAATGTTATCCACAGACACTTTATAGCGGTCACAGACGATCGCCTCGGCATGCTCCGAACTGCAAGCCTGTACCGGAATCGGAGTTCCTGCGCCGTACACAACGTAACGATTCATCGAGTGGCCTCAATCTCATTTCTGGCGAACAGCACCATCGCTCGTCTCGCCCTGTCAAACCCTTCTCGGACCCATGGTCGACGCTCGACCGGTCGCCCTGCGATCATACCCTGATCCCATCCCAAAAGGTAGTTCTGAATCCGGCTGGTGACGTGGCTCGGTGCAAATCCCACAACTGCCCAGCGTGATTCGTCAGCCGCATGCCTGATGTAGCTCGACAAATAATCCGTCTGCGTTGAACTAAACCCTTGCCGCGGCGTGTTATTCGGGCGCCCTCGACCGTTCACAGGACCAAATCCGCCTTCGATGTGACCGAGGTAGGCATGTGGAACCTGTCCGGGCGAAGAATGCGGAGGAGCCTTTGTTTCCTGCAGCATGTCCCGGTACTCGTTTGCGAGTTCAAATGCCGCTGCGGTCACGCCGGCTTGTAACTTCCTCGCAATCAGCAGTTTAAACGCTTCCCGGTTGTCGTCGAACCGTACAGTCAACATCTTCGATCTCCAACGTCACTCGAAACGGGACGTAAGGCCCATTGTCGATGACCTGAGTGATTCGAAAGGATCCCTCCCGAGTCCGTAGTCGATGTTTGGATGCAGGCTTTCCAGCCAAAGGCCAACGCACCAAGTCACCGGTGTATGTGTAAACCAAGTCGCTCGAGTCGTTTCGTGACGATAGCGATCCGGAGGCTGCGATGATCTTTCCTTTAACCCGGCCCACCCGGTTGTAAGTCCGGTTCTCTTCGCAGTCGTCGCAATCTTTGCACTCGGGTTCCAGCACATCGATGTTCTCCAGCAACTGGAAACACGCCGCCACCGAACGTCCAAATAACTTCTTGACACAAAAAGCCGACAGATCTTCGACGGCGTAGATGACCCACTCGGTCCCACTGGCGTCCGTCACTACAGCACCAATGCCGACATCGACGGTCTGCTCCAGCATAGAGACTCGGAAGACCTTGTCCGACGGATGAACGCCGACTTCCGGATTCACCGATTCCATCCGAATGCTCTTGGACCGAGCTCTCGTGAAATCCGTCGTTTCGCCGCAGTACTTCAGCGTGATCGTTTCGTAGTCGCAAAACGCCGTCAGCCAGTCTTCACAACTGCACAGCGTCGTCGTGCAACAGGATTCCGAAGCCGAGCCAGAACTCATCGGCGATACCTCCGCTGATTCCGCACCCTGGGCACATTCAGGCACACTTCGCCAATACAACTCGATGGTTGGACGCAGGGCACATGAACAAACTCATAGAGTTCTTCTGCCGCCCCGCAGTCCTTCATCTTGTAGAGATCCTGATACGTCTTCAAGACTTCAATCTTCGCCTTGATGCCTTCAGTCTTATCAATCGTGGTGTCGCCTTCCTTGGTCACGAGCGTGTCGCAAGACGCCGCGGCAATCTCATCAGAGAGTGCGCAGATTTTCGCTTCCAGCTCGGCACAGGAAAGGCAACTTGTCATCGATCACACTCCGGCAGGAACAGGCTTCTTTTTCTCGGCCTTCACAGGGGCTGCGACCTCGACGAGGTTCTTCGCCAGTCCTGTTCTTAACGACGGCTGCAGCAAAGAGGAATACTTCGCTGTCATCTCCTGCTCCGTAATCGCCTTGCACAGCGGCCAGACGGCTTCTTTATCCAGCAGGCACTTCGCATGCTTGTGAGCGAACGAGCCCGCATAAGCTTCCTTGGCCGCATCTTCCGTCAGCAGAATCTCTGACTTCACGATTCGCGAAGGACCACCAGGCATTCGCATGACCCAAATCTTGGAACTCGACATACATTCCTCCAGACGCAAAAAAGGGTGCGACCACCAGAAGCAGTCGCACCCTCAGAACTTTGGCCTCGGGCCTATGAATTACGCTGACTCGCTGGACGCTCCAGTGAGCAGGATGCCCTTCTGAGGGTTCTTCACGTAAGCATACCCTTTCGAGTAGCTGTCGTAAATCGCAACGATGCGTTTGCGTTGCTCCTCAGCAGACGGAGTCAGTCGTCGAACTTCCGGTCGCACCTGGTAAACCCATGCCATGAAGGCCCGAATGTCACCCAACCAGACCCACTTGCGGGCTTCCGCAATCGTGACGCTGTAACGGGCCACGATCTTGTCAACCAATCGCTTGTAAGCCATTGGGTTGAAGGTCAGTCCGTTGGCCACTTCAGGGGTCATCATGAAGTGATTCGTGTCGCCGCTGCCTGGGCAAGTCGTGTCACGTTCCACACTGGTTGCCAGCAACAGAGGTCGCAATCGGTCTCTCTCCTGATCGCTCGTGATGACGTTCAGACCGTCGGTGTTCATCTCGATCGGTCGACCGTGAACAAGGTCGGTCATGTCGTAGAACAGATCCTTGATCGTCTGAAAATCTTCTGGACAGGTCAGAGTCGTCGCTTCGGCGTTGATCCACGGACCAGAGGAACCATCTTCAAACGGGGTGCTGGATGCGTCCGCCGCATAGTACACGTCGTACAACGTGCCACTGCGATCGTAGGTCGCGTTGTAACCGATGAAGGCGTCGATCAGCTTTTCTTCGCGGTACTTGTTGTGCGCGTCGGCCAACTTCGGCACCTGGGCCATGATGTAGCCGTTTGGATCCTTGCACATCGCTTCACGAGTGAAGGCCAAGCCCGCCGCAACAGCCTTGCCATTCGGATGTTCCAGGTAATCGCTGGAAACGCCGTACAGTGGACCGGCTTCGAGTTCGCACACTTCGTGAACTTCGATGTCGGAGAAGATCCCGAAATCCTTGAACGACTCTTCGCACTCACCGCGAGTCTCACTGTCGACCATGTTGGTCAACTTGTACTCTTCGCGAGGATTTTCCTGCAGGCTGAATCGAATGACTCGCTGGGCCATCTTGTTGAACGTGCCGCTGGTGATGATGGCTTCCATCGCCTCATCGTTGGCATTTTCAATGCGGTTCCGCCAGTTTGGCCCGAAGTCCGACTCAAGGCAGGCGATCAGGTCGATGTCCTGACCCTTGATCGTCTTCGCCTCAAGAGACTTGTCCAGTTGCTCGAGAACTTCCTGGTCGCCATGCTTCTTGATGGCTGCAATCAGCTTCTCGGTCAGTTTTCGATTCGCCATGACTCACTATCCTCAAAAAATGATCAAAACTTCAGTTTGCCAGAACGGCGAAAACCAACCTCACTCCGCGAATTCGACTTCGGCGTACGCCTGGCTCTCAGGACCAGAGTCCTTCACAGCGCGGAACACAATGTGACCGGAAGTGCTGGACTTCACGATGCAGTCGTCGACCAGAGCGTTGCTGCTCGGGTTCTTCGCGAACGTGAAACCCTGCCCGCGAACCCAAGTCGTCGGGGCTGCGGCGCCCGCATCATCGACAATCTTGTAGGCTCTGGTGAACTTGGATCCGGCGACATAGCGAGCCACTGGAATGCAGGTCGGAGCGTCGTTGCAGACACCATCGCTGGAGTCGATTTCGCCTAGAGCCACGCCCTTGAATGCCGCCTTGGCAGCAACGCGAGTCCCAGCCAGGTCTGAACTCCACGCCACATCCGCACTGATTGGCTTCGCCACCAGTCGGCTGTCAGTCGTGTCGGAGCCCAGCATGTCGCCTGGGCAAATGTCGACAAGAGTCGCTGGCAGTGACATCGGCTGGATGTCGTTGCCGTCAGGAATCTGACCGTACTGATGCATTACGTCGCGGCACAAAGGCATGGCACTTCTCCAAATCACAAGAACTCAGAATCTTTCACACACAACCGGCAATCGCCGCGAATCAACCAAGGATCGACGCGATGTCGAATTTCCCTGTTTTCTGCTGAGGCTTCCGTGGGACAGGAGTCTTGACCTGCTCTTCCACTTCTTCCTTCGCAGGAGTCACATCATCCCCGTCTTCGTCGTCATCCGGGGTCTCAATCAACATCGGGCTGATCTTCGAGATCACGCCCGCAAATTTCTTGCGAGTGCTTTCCTGCATCTCGCAGGCACACTCAACGATGGAGGCTCGCACGTCATCGGCGAGTTCGGTTCCTTCGAGAATCTTCGTGAACTCGGAAGTCACTTCGCCCTTCAACTTCTCGGCGGCTCGCTCTGACTCCATCGCGTTCAGCTTGTCCATCAATTCCTGATGGGCTTTCTTCGTGTTGGCCAGTTCGGCTTCCGTGGCTTCGTTCTGCTTCTTCAAAGTCTCGAGATCCATGTCGGTCCCCTCTTCCTCATGTTCGAACATGCCAGACGTAGTGGCTGGCTTACTGACAATGTCCACCGACCGGATGGACTGGACTTCTTCAATCACTGTGTCGCCGTAGTTGTCAGTTTTACCCGACTTCACGACGGCGTTCACGCTCATTCCGAGGCTCTTCGATGCGTTCTGCACGTCCCACAGGAACTGCTCCGCACACGGATGCTTCGGGTTGTAATGAATGTCGCCAAAGTGTCCCTTTCCTTCCAGGAAGTTTACACTCTGGCCCACCACCCCAATCTTGTCTCGGTAAGACCGAGGCTGAGAAGGCACTGCCGGATGATCGATGAAGACCTGGGCTCCCTTCAGGGCTTCCATGGCACTCTTGCGAACGCCAGGGGTGTCATAGTTTCGCTTGTTCTTACTGCGGAGGCCCAGAAGTTTCACACCCCGGATGATGCCCTTCTCTCGGTCGATGCCCGCTTCCGTCACGTCTGCGAAGACGTCTTCGGATTCCAGAATCTCATGAGGTTTGGTCATTTCGTTCCGCCTTTGCCGCCCTTCGGCTTTTTCTTACCACCACATCCACAGCCCATAACCAACTCCTTGTCAAACACGCCTATTTGACTTGTCTTTCTCCACGATTAACTCTTGCCAAGATGTTTGCAACCGTTTTTCGAACTATTTTTGGCGACGACGAGCCGGATCGCCCTTGGAAACGCCTGGTTCCTTCATTGGATCGGAAGTATTGCCCGGGGTTGGGCCTGGCTCCGACGCAGTTTTCGCCAGCGATGATCCAATGGGCAATTCCAGTTCTGCGGCGAGTTCGCCGACTCGCTCGGCTTGTTCGGCTTCGCGGTCGAATCCTTCAGCAGCGACTAAGGCCTTGCCGGAGAGCTCCCCGCGGTCGTACAGATCCTTGTGAACCTCGAAGTCTTCCATGCGGTTCCGCGTCTGCACGCGAGGTGGCTTGATTTCCAGCATAATCCCGTTCAGGTCGTCCGATGAGATGCCGAGTCCACCGACGGAGGCAGCGTATCGCATCGCCTGCCAGAGAATTCGCTCGTCCTCCGCGACCATCAAACTCTGTTCGAACTTCATTCCCTTGTGGAACGGGCCTTCTGAGACCAGCGTCGACGCGAAATTTCCCTCGGATACGTTTGCGGTCAGCATAAACTCGGGCAACTTCATGCCCGACGCACACGCGCGAAGCAGGTTGATCAGGAGTTCAATGTGGTTCGCGTTTCCAGCGCCGGTTTCCGGGAACTCGTACTTGATCGACGCCGGCACGGTGACCACCGCAGGCGACGGGAAGTCGTGTTTTTCGCTCTGTCCTGATGATCCGCCGCCGGTCTGGGCGCTGGCGAGATATTCTCGAACGGCGTCCTGACTGTGGGTCGCGTTGATCGTCCGGATCGCACCGAACGCCGCCTGAAACGACGACACTCGGATCAGATTCGCCAGCAATTTCTTCGCGAAGATCAGTTCTTCGCGGACTGGCCAGTAAATCGTCAGCCCGCGAGGGTCGTTGGCCAGGACGTTTCGCTTTCGCTGCTGGATCACAGTGCGAGTCGATGGATTTTCTATCTCATCGAAGTTCGGTAACTGCCCCATCTTCGACACATATCGCAAGTCGCTGTACCAGAGCTCGTCGAAACAGTAGCACACAGGCCGATACCGGAGGTCGTTCGTGCGACGAACGCCGAATAGTTCTGTAAACGGCTGATTGCTCGTTTGCGGGTCGTCATTCGCGTAATAGGGCGACTTCGGATCTTCCGTGAGGTCCGTCGGCTCGCCGAAATTCACTCGCAGGATGCCGTCGGTGTCATAAAACAGCATGTCCCAGGCTTCGCCGTGCTTGTCGAGCCTGATGGATGTCTCCGACTGGCGTGGTTTCCAGTCGTTTTCCTTCATCCAGTCCTCAAGAAACTGCTGGACGCGAAGCACTTGCTCCTTCGAGGCACTGCCCTCGGCGCGAGGCTTCACTTTCACGTCGTGACCGGTGTCCGCGATGTAGTAGGAACGGTTGTCCTTCGCGTTTGTGCCCCACGGAGTTCGGGCCAGAGAATCTCCAAGGACCATCACGGAGTTCACGTCTTCCAGCGTGGCGTACGGTTCTTCGCCACCATGGACGTTCTCGTCGCCATTCGCCTGGGAAGAGCAGGACGAACCCAGTTCTTCCATCATGGAGGTGATGGCTTTCTGGGCTGCAATCAGCATCTTCTCGTTCGAAATGGCCATCTGGGCGGGAAGCTCGGTTTCTCGCCCTGTTCTCTGGTACGTCGCCGTCATCTGAAGTCTCCTTGGCTTCAGAATACGGGATTTTTAGGGAAACTCAATGTGAGACGTCAGCGAACGAGCGACCACCACGCATAACTACTCCGATACCAGTGACTCTTGATCCCTGGCTCGAGCCCCAATGGCATACTCTGATCGCAAAAAGTCGTCATCGTGATCAGGAAGATCCGCTGATGGTCAATCTTTTCCTTGTTGCAGCGTTTGCAGCCGGCTTTTCCACTGAGACTCATTGCTTTGGCCTTCTGAAGAACATCCAAACCGAAGAAACGAAATACTCCGTCGAAACAAGCTCCCAACCCTCCTCGCCGAGAAGATTCAGCATCGCATCAGCTTTGTCTTCTACCGTGTAAGCCAGAGCCGCAGAAATTGACTCCGTCCTGTATTCCCACTTTTGCATTACTCACGCCTTTCTGAGGTTCTCGTAGTACGTCTGAAGGTGGACTGGCATCCGGTTCGCCTGGTCCAGCGCATCCGGCCCGTCGTCGTGTTTATTCACACCGGGGATCCCGTCAAAATTCTTCAGTTGTGAGAGGAGGATGGCCGTCCCAGAATTCTCCAGAAACCGGAGTTCTCGGTTGCGAATGGGTCCGTCGAGACGTCGAATTCGCATCTCCTTCTTGAGCTGATCTTCCACCGGGATGATTATGCCGCCCGACGCAAGGAAGGCCGACAGGGCATAGTGCGGGTTATCACGGGCGTGCTGGTAGATCAGATCCCGCATGATACTCTGAAACTGCAGTGATTCGATGCCAATCAGGTCGCCCTGACGAATCCTGTGATGCGGTTGGTCGCAGAACTCGAACAGGTCTCTGACAATCTGTCCTGGAGGTCGTCTCGCCATATCCGCGTCGATGAATTTGTGCGTGGATGTCTGCGCGAGGCAGACAATCGCTGAGTAGTCGCCTTTGTGAATGTGCTTCCCCTTGGACGGGTCGACGGAGAACATTCGCACCACTTCATGATGTTCGGGGACGGGGTAGGCCGATAAGGGAACCGTAACCCCCATGAAACACTCGCGAGGCCATTCTGTGTCCGTTTTTGAACTCGCCAGCCAACAGCCATTCAGGAATCGCTCCCTCTCCTGCTCGTTCAACTGCTCCAGTCGCTGCCGGTAGCCCGGGTCGCTCTTCTGCAGGAATTCGTTGTCGTCGAGTGTTGCCCCGATGAAGGTCGCGGAGGTCGTCACGCATTTTTGCTTCCCCGTTTTCTCGTCGATTTCAAATTGAGGCTCGTCGTACCACATGAAACGAGCGTTGCTCTGATCGTGTTCACTGTTCAGGTTTCTGAAGTGCCGAATGACTCCTGATCGCTCTTTGATGGGATATCCCGTCTCAAGGTTAATCCACCAGGAGATAAACGGGAAAATCCACGAGTCTGAGTCCGGGTTGCAGGTCATTCTCAGAGAACCGCGGATACCTGACTTCGATCGCACGCGACTCCACAGAAACTGCACATACTTCAGCGGAAACTGTGTCGCTTCGTCGAAGGCCACCCAGTCCAACTGAGCCCCCTGGAAGTTCTGCAAGTCTTTCTCGAACTGCAATGTGGACATGCTGATCTCAGCGCCGCACGGAAACGCAAACTCTGATCGTGTGTGATTAAAGCGAGCGTTCAGCGGCCCATACATCGCCTTGCAGTGGTCAATCAAACCGCCGGGATTTGTCAACTGGGGATGCGTTCGTCGGAAAATCGCCCCTCGAAACGCCTTGTTGGCGCCCGGTCCCTGGCAGTGCCGGAGTGGGTCCAGCGTGATCATGTGTGTCTTGCCGCCTCCCGCTGCACCCCCAGCGACGATCCACTCGGCGTGATTGCTGAGAAAACGGTACTGGGGGGAGGAGAGGATCATAATTATCCGACGCTGATTACTTTGATAATTCGATCGTCCACAGTCTCGACGTTCAGTCGGTTCCGACGGAAATCCCTGGTGCCGATTCTCGGCCCATCTTCCGTTTTTAGTACACGAATAGACCATCCCGCCGGATTCAGGATGTTTCTAGCGGATTCGAGATTCATCCCGGTGATTCGGGTCTTCACCTGACGCACCGCGTTCTGATAGGCCTCTTCGGAGGCGTCCTGGCTCATTTGTGTCTCGCTTTCTGGGAGAGACGATCCACAACGGGGGTTGTGGATCGCCCGTGAGACAGAAACTACGGAGAAGTCTCGGTGACTTCGCGGAGTTCTCTCTGCAGTTCCTGACGCTCAGCGTTGATCTCGTCGGCTGTCGCAGTCCCGAGTGATCGAGTGCGAGTCGTGACGCCTCCGTGTGTCGGAATCTGAACTCCCGTCACAGTCGCCTTCGGTCCCGACGCTGGACGACCTTTCCGAGATTTCGACTCCTTCGGCGCGGACAACAGGGCAAACACAGACTCCCGAGCCTGCTGGATGTTCTCCGCATTCTGGACGTCGACCTGAACTGTGACCTGAAGCGTAAAATTAGACATAAGTAACCCTTCGTGTGGATGACGCGACTTTTGTCGCAAGTGTGACGCGAGATTCGATTGTAGAGGATTATGGCTGATGGTTCAACGGCGACAACTGCCGTCAGAGCAGTTTGCAAACCCTTTTGGTGGTACGAAGTACGTCGAGGTCGACGTGCGTTGCTCAAGACGCTTGTTCGTCGACGGACTGCGACGGCGAAAAACATACTCCGGTGGCCGCTGTTCCTGATGTAACGCTGCTCGTAGGCGGGCAGTCGCACCAGCGTGGTTATACGGGCGGAAAATGGTGCCGGGAGTTTCGGCGCGGAGCGATGGGGCCAGGAGGACGATTAGGAGGAGAAATCGCATTGAAGTTTTCCTAAACGAGTGTTCCAGCGGTCTAATAGTTTTTTCTCGGCTTGCTCAAGGATCGAATAGGTGCCCTTGCCCTGCTCCCACTTCTCCGCATCCTCCATGAAAAAGATTTCGCAAGGCTTACATTGAATTGATACCGAGTCGGACGAGTAGCCCCACTCACCCATCTTGAAGATCATCTCGACGCGAGATCCGCAGAATGGACAGGGAAGAATCTGGTGGTTGTTCATTGCTGATCCAGTACGCCATAGGCTGAATGTTTATGCTGAGACTTATCGGCATACTTGTTGCGATGTTCTTTCGTGGCTGATCGGCGAACCCTTTTCTTTCTTGGGATCTTCGGCCACTTTTCCTGTCTCTTGCGAGTCACCTGATGCTCCTCTGATTAAGGCGAAGGAACTTCATGATCCCACCTTTTGTGAAAAGACCCTTCGGAATCGTCACCAGACGCCAACCAGTCAATGCGGTGAAGCATCGCCGACGCTCGACGAATCGTCGCTTCGCACTCCCGAAACCTCTCCAGCGTTTCCGGAGTGTATTCCTCGACGTTTCCATAGTCGTCTGGTTCTCTTGACTCACACTTCCTGATGTATGACTCCAGTTCATCCGCCGCCTGCGTGAACCTGTACTGAATGTAGTCGAACTTTCCGCCGGACATCTGATTAGTCTCCGGTTGGGGGGAGGTAGTTGCCGTCGGAGCCGATCGACGTGGGACGACGGGGAGCAGGATTCATCACGTCGATGGTGTTCGGGCGAGGTATTGGACGAGCCTTCGTGAAGGTCTCCGGAGGTTCGGACTGCGGCTGAGTGGTGTCGCATGGCGATTGGAGCTTCTTCCAGTACTCCTCGAGACGGCATTTCACGCGACGCTTCCGAAGCTGGAAGATCTCGCCGGATTCGGTGAGGGCGAAGAGGTGCTGGTTGTGGGAAATTAACTGGATGACGCGGGACATGAGGACGATGACCTTTCGATGGGGACGGGTGGGGAGCGGATGTCACAGTGTAGCGATGATTGCGGTGTTTTTGTAGTTATTTTTGTTGGAAAATTTTTTGGTTGGATTCGCAGACAAAATTGGTGCTTAAAACTCGTCCGTCGCCTCCCTAGATTTCGTCGATAGATCGCCCCAGTGTGCACCATTGGCACACTGGGTTTCGATCCGCCATCGCTCACACTGCAGCAGTCTCCCCGACTACCGCAGCGAAACCCGATTCAATCGCAGCGTTCCTCGATGCTGTGTTTCCGGCCTTCAACCGCAAACCGCATATCCGCCCACGTCCCGACCTCGAAGGCCCGGGGTCAATCCCTGGAATCCTCAGGTCCGATGAATCCCCGTCGTACAGCTCGAACCTGTTACCTTCGATGGTCCATCGCTTTGGGATGTCCTGGCGTAGAGCTGCATTGCCAGCATAGTTTCCGACGTTGGCGAAGACCATTGACACATTGAAGCCATTGAGTAAGAGCCGCAAGCAGTCGGCTTGGTCTTTGGGTTCCTCTGTCCACGAAAAGCACAGATGGTAATTTTCCGGCGTTTGTCCGGCTCGATGGTACAGCTTGGAATAGTCGTAAAACGTCACCTCAGGGAATCGAGCTGGAATTGATCCGTAGCGTTCTTGTTCCCAGGGGATATCACTGAACGTGTTCAGCCGACAAGCCAACACCTGGCCTTCTGCCTCGGCTTTACGCTGTTCTTCGTGGATCTCCGCGGTTAACTGCTTCAGAAACCCCGCCCGATCTGTTCTCAGAAACTCCGTCTTTCGTCGTCTCGCCTCACCAATTGAGGCGAAGATTCCCGCCAGCCCCACGTTCTCCCCGCCGACACAAGCGGCGCGGCACGAATTGCTGGCGTTGGGGCAGGTCGATATTCCTTTGGCTTCGTAGGCTGGAGCCAGGGCTAGACTCACAATCCGGTACTGCTGGTGCTTCAATGCGGTTTTCAGGGTCTTTGTATTGCCGGCTGCTGGTGTTAATAATCGCATGACTTTGGTTCCTTGTGTTCGATGATGGAAATGGAAGCCGCGGAACCAATGTTCCGCGGTGGCTCGATGGGATCTCAGTGCACGACGATTATAGACTCGGTTGTCTTCTTGATGAGTTCATCGGGGACGACACCTTCACGGACATACTTGGAAAACATCGCGGGAGCTACATGTTCCGCGGCACGAACTGAGACCGGCAATCCGAGGGCCTTAAAGGCGGCGGTTGTCTTCTCAGTGTCGACCTGGCCGATGCTTTCCTTGGTTTCCGGTTCCAGGATGCGCACGGTCCCCTTCACGATGACTTCCCGGCGTTCGCCGATCTGGTCGAGTACCTCGGGCCGGAGTTTCGCCTCAATCTTCGAAAGGGCGCTGAGCTGGGTGGCCAGTGCCTTCATCCGGTCAACGGTGTTGACGTAGGCTGTGAGTGTTGCTGTTGAGCGTAGATTGATCGTGGTCATGTTTCGAGGTTCCTTGAGATGATGAAATTAAATGAGATCAGGGGGAACGATGGTGGGTTAGGTCTATCGCTGAAAAAAGAAGTATGCGTCAACAGGGCTGTTCTGTGTGTTCCTTGCGTGTTCATTCAGGACGTCGCAAGCATGCTGCGCCCTGCCGTCGGAACCCTGAGACTCAACGATCCGCCGAAGCCGCCGGTTATAGACGATAAATTTGTCGAGGTGGAACACTGCAGTCTCAGTTAACGGTGGGTCGAGCTTCCCGGGGTATTCCGTTTTGTTCTTCATGGTGTTCAATGCCTTCTTAGAAAACTGGGGGGAGGGGATTACTTGGGTTCAATGGTGGTTTCTTCTGCCTCAACGATGCCTCTGGCGAGGTGAAACACTTCGCGAAAAATCTCGTCTTGGCGTTCACTGATGTCGTCTTGTTCTCCAGATGCAACAGTGTCATAGATCAGGTTGTAGTCGTCGAACTCTTCAATCAGGGCCTTTAACTGCTGCTTCAGTGTCGGCTTTGGTTCACTGTCATCAATCCAGCATTCCGGCATATCCGCCCAGACTTTGCGAGTCCATGCAGCCTGTTGACGGCGCACCGCCTGTTCCAGCGTCTCTCCTTCTCTAATCTCGTGGTAAACATCATCAAGAACGATGCGGAATGATTTGCCGTCATTGCCGTGGACGACGATTGTTCTGTCCTCTTCGCCGTTCATCTTGCGAAGCTTTACGAGGATTTGCGGTGAACCCTCAACGTCTTTTGCGTATCGTGTTGGTTTCGTTGTGCTCATGGTGTTCGGGGCTTTCGTGTTAACGGTTAAATCTGGAACCAAGAATTCGCTTTCAGGTTACGGTTCACATCAATCGTCAAGTGAAACGCCTCATACTCGTTTCCGTGTTCATCGGTGCAATGAATCGTCACGTTCCGAAGATCGTTGACGATGTCAGTGAACAGCGTTTTCGTCGTCACGGTCTTTCCGTTTACGAGCTTGACCGATGTTCGCTGCTGTAGTGGACCGCCTGGGCGTTTCGCTGTGTTCATGTTCGTTTCTCCGTTTGGTTGTGTTCGTCATTTCCACCCCTATTCTATCGACCGTCCACAATGTGTAAATATATCATTTCTACAAAATATCAAAATGGTGGAATGATGAAATCGAGACGGGCGTCAGCTCGGGAGGCGACCGGGGCAATGGATGAACGGATATAAATGTCTATTTGTATTCAGATAACAAGACAAAGAGATCCGCAATTCCGATTGTGGCGGCTGTGTCGAGGCCGGCGGCGTAGTCAGCGAAGGTAGCAGAATGAGGTCGCCAGCAGGTGTAGCAGAAGCGGGTCAGCGTCCCGAGCGGGATCAGCAGCGAGAGCGCGACAGCAGAATGAGGCCGGCGATACCGAGCGGGATTGACATCGTCGCAGAAGCAGTCATCATTGATTTCGGCGAACCCAGCGCCACTGTCGTCACGTTGATATCAGTAGAATCACTTTGATACCCTTGGGTCGTAATGTGATGCTTTGATGGGTGTTTGTGCCCGCGAGCGTCGAGGCGCAAGTAATCGCCTCGGCTCTATTGGTGGTTGGTTTTGGATTCTCGCTGAATCCCGACGATAACAGATTCAAATGACAACGGCAGGACTCAACCTGCCGTTTTTTCATTGCACTGCCTTTATGTCAGACTTTCGACGACTCCTCATCGACTGCCGTTTTGGCTTCACTCCCGTTGGGTGGGAGAAGCAGCACGACTTTCGGTTGTTCGACGTTGTTCCCTCCCTCCCCTCGTAGCAGGTCAATCTGGATCTTCTCCGCGACCAGATTCTGCCCCTGAGCCGCCAGCAAAACCTCAGCCGCTTTGATTCGATGTTTAACTTCGACTCCTTCCTTGCCGGCGACACAGTCGTCCATCACCTGTTCCAGAAAGTTGACGATGTTCTGACGTGTCCTCGAGGTCACAGGCCACAGTGGGTTCTTGTTCATCTTGTTCACGATCGCCATCCCATCGCGCACCGACATCTCCTCAAACTCACTTTCGGCCATCCAGCACCTCCTGAATCAGTTGTTTCGCAGCAACCGCCGTTTCGCAGAACTCACAGATTCCACCACTCTTCAAGATCTTCGCTCGTTCGCGTTTCTGCAGCGGCGATCTCACCCCGCCCTTGGGTCGTTTCATCTCGATCGCGACGAACCTTCCGCTCACACAGAGTATCAGATCCGGAATTCCCTTCTTGCTGAACACTGTCGCGGTAAACTTCACCAGCCACACCTCCGGATGCTTCGTCACCCAATCGATCACGTCCTTCTGTTCTTTGGACTCCCCTGACATCCGGCATCTCCTGATCGAACTTCCAATATCCCGGCGGGCAAGGCAGAAACAAAGCCCGACCCCTCGCATGGTCCAGTAGATCGACGACGACTCTGTAGTGAAACCTCGCTCTTGTCACTGTCACGTACTTCAGAAACAGATCTTCCCAGAAGTCGCAGTCGTTCGCTTTGTTCGTCGAGGTCGCCAAGCAGAAGACGTTATCGGCCTGCATCCCTTTGACGGAGTGGCAACTGCCGAGCCGCAGCCTTGGGTTCCGGACTTCTTCGACGCCGAACTTATCGATCGCCGTATCCATCAGCAGATAAGCGTCTCGTCGCCATTCTCCCTTCCTGATCCATTCGATCAGCCACTCGGTCGCACCCCAGTCCCCAACCTCACCCAAAGTCTTCAGCGGCTCCCGGCTGCACTCGATCTTCTTCCACTTCGCTTTGGTCCCGCGGACGAAGAACTCCTTGCCGTCCTGCTTCGCTGGTAGTTCCTCAGTCACTCGTCGCCAATCCTGCTCGCTTATCCTCATCCCCGCAGCCAGATCTCGCATCACCAGCACGAATGCGATCTTCACAGGAGCCTCCCAGCGACTGCGGAACTTCTCTTGGCAGCTTCTCCACGGGATCCCGAGCTCGTCGAGCTGAGCCTTCACCTTGGCCAGGCCGAACCACGTTCGGCAGAGGACCATTGTGTCTGTTCCTCCCAGACTGCTCAGATTCTCAAGTAGTCGCTTCGACTCGATCATCCCGACGCTGGAGTCTCCATCCACCGCCATCGGCCTACGTTCCTCATACTGCCTGTCTTGCCTAAGTATCTCCTCTCCCCAATCCAGCACCTTCTGCCTATTCCTCCATGACCGGTTCAGCAGAATGCGATTACCCGTCGCTTTTGCCTGCTCCTCCCTGAACGCCATACAACGCCAATCAGAGCCTGCGAAGCCGTAGACGGACTGATACCTGTCCCCGAGCAGAATAAGCTCTCCAGCGGCCTCTGAGAGCCTCTCAACGCAGAGATCCAGAAGACGACTGCAATCCTGATACTCGTCTATGATCCACAGGACGATTTCCTGCGGTGTCGTCCCCTCTCGGTAGCACTTCCTGAACGTGAGTTCAGTCTCGTCAGCAGAAACACCAGCGAATTTCATCGCAAGGTCGTGAAAATCCAGTCTTCCGTGCAGTCTCTTCGCATTTTCGTAGAGCCGCACGACCTGAAGAATGCCTTCTTCTACCTGAACGTCTGTCCCTTGTGTACCAGAAACGCGATGTACATCTGTTCCTAATGTCCCGCTTTTTTGACTGTGTCCAAGCTCGGTTTTCTGATGTAAGTCTTTACCGTCACTCGACTTAACTCCATCCGATGAGTTCTCCGCATTCTCTCTACATGGCGAGCAATCAAATTCGCAATGTGTCCCGATGTTTTTCCTGTGTTCTAATTGATATTTCTCATCATGATAGGCATTTTGGCGACCAGGACACAAGGTTTTGTGCAAATTGACTGTTGTGAAATTTTCATCTATCACGATGTCATAACCAGAGCACGATTTCAGACCCGTTTTGTTACAAAAACCCTGTGTTTTATGCGGTGAAGCAGCCTGGACACACAAATCAGTTTGTGGTCGCCATTGCGTGTCCTTGTGGTCGCCATCTGTCCAAGCCTCGGACAGGTCAGGTTCGATGCCAGTTTCCCATCGGTTCAGTCGCGACCGAGCAGCATCCCACCAGTTCAAGGCCTCATCGATCTTAGCGCCGAGAGTGCCTGCTTCGCCTCCACGAATGGTTCCGAAGACTTCCGTCATAAACTTCTGGCCCGAGGCCGAGTCATGATCAAGGATGACTCTAGCATCAATCCCCAGACAACGCAACACCACCGAATGCAGAGTTCTGAAGAACCCCGTCGTCTGCAGTCTTCCTGCGTCGATTCCGACGACTTCTGCAGCTCTCTCAGCCGCCTCCGCACACGCCGCCCTTGAGAAGGACGAGAAGCCGATATGCCACGGCGACATACCGGCTTTCACGCGGTCTTCGACGATTCCCATTGCGTGGGCAGTTTTTCCGCTGCCTGCAATTCCGACGACAACCGTAGTCTTCATAGCGACTATTTCTTTCTCTTACTGGCAAGGACCAGATTCTTCCACCGGTAATCCCCTGGAACCTTCGTGTGCACCGGCTCATCGGGCAGTTTGCCCTTCATAATGGCCCATGCACATCGTCCGGGACAGAGTCGACAAGGTCTTCCGCAGGATCGGCGGGCACTGAAGCTCCCTCGTGTGATCCGCAGCAGCCTGCCATCCCTTCGGTCTCGGAAGATCCCCGTGATGGGATCATACCGGACCATTCTCTTCACATGATCTACCGTTAACCACTCAGCTTTCTTCATCACAATCTCCAACGAAAAACCCGCACACAGGCGACCAGACCTGCGGCGGGTTTCTCAGTTCGAGGCAGTTTACAAGTCTGCCGTCGAATGTTTTCATCGGGAACACCTCTGGTCAGGCGTCACGCCGCGCATCCTACTCCCTTTGTGGACCATTGCAAGAGGCGTTCTCGGAACTCTTCGCCGCAGTCTCCGCCTCCAGCGTTTTCTTCACCGCGTCGAACATGCGGTCTCTTCGCTCCAGTCCAGCAATCATATCGCCGGTCAGGCAGACGGGTTCGTTGAACCAGAGTTCCCCGAGGTGGCTTTGAGCGTCGAAGGCCAGGACGGACCATTCGTAACCGGACTCGTCGGAGCAGAGGAACTCACCGGCTTCAGTGGGCTCGCCGCTTGTTCGCTGGACATTGCACCAGTATGGACCCATCACTGCCTCCCCTGTTCCGTCTGAAACCGTCGTCGTGCCTGCACCACCACATTCTTCAGGAGTCCCTGCGCCAAGTGTTCGCAAACCGCATACGTCACTTCATCCACTTCCATCCGCATGAGTTTCCTCAAAGCCTCGACGGCGTGGAGCGCGACATCCTGTTCTTCGGCGTTCAGGAAGAAGCCACCGCATCGCCGGATGAACCATGTGTTCTGCAGTCCTCGCCATTCCGTAAGAATTGCACCTTGCCAGACGTCCGTCGGGACATCCTCGCCACCCGGTGACATCGTCGACGGTTCGCTGTCGTATTGCGTCACGACGAACGGACATCCGCACACGAAGACCGTGCCGAACATCACCTCCACTTCGTCTGGGCTGTAGTTCGCCAGGCTCACGAGCCCCATTGGTCGATCGCGGGATAAATTCACAGCATCACCTCCACGGTTTTCGTCGAGACCACAGAAACATACTTCCAGTTATCCTGCAGTGACTTGAGTCGCTCTTCACCGACGAACATCTGGCAGTAGACTTCTCGGCCCAGATCATCCCCATACACCACCTCATACACCGTCACGGTCGCCGTTGTCTTTGCCTCAACGACCGGCAGATCCTTGCGTCGGCATCGGACTTCGAGGCGATCCTTGCCGTCTTCAAGTCCGTGCGCAAGTTTTCGTGACACGTCGTTGTGCAGAGTCGCCCACTGCCCAAGATTGCTCTTGAGTGGACTGCCGTTCGAGTCAACCCACCTCAGTTGATCGATTCCTGTTCTGTAATCCACCCGATCCTGCGGAACCCAGTCGTCCGGGCTTTCGACGACTTCCGCCTTGGTTTCTTTGCGGATACTGGAGCACAGTGCGTTGACGACATCGGCGGGAATAAGTTTCGGCGGATGAAGTGCTTCGTCGGCTTCCTGCTGCGAAAGTCTTTTCCATGCTCCAGAACGAACGTTCTCGACCAGTTCTTTGGGTTTGTACGGATAGGTGACGTTGTCGACTTTCCCGGATCTGTGAACGAACGACTGTTTTCCAGCAGAATCGACGCGAACCAAATACGGGTCGTTATTGCTCTCGAATGGTCCTGTCTTGTAAGAATACCACTGTGGAAACTCTTCTTTCACCTCCGGCACCCAGTCCCACCCCGTACACGCCGGCTCATGGTGCCATCCGGACCAGTCGAGGTTGTAATCCGTTTCGATGTGTCCCTGGCAATCTTCCCAGAGCAGTCGTTTCTTCGAGTCTCGGCCCACAAACAGGACGATGCCTGTCTTGTGAACTCGCGGCGGATCTCCGACGACATTGACCCACCACTGCCCGACGTTTGGTTTGTTTTTCATCGTTTCAGTTCCCTTCATAGCGTCTCGACGTGATCGCCGAGATCTGGTTTTCGAGGTCTTCATTTCGCATGGCCAGGGCGATCAGCTTCGCCCGGAGTTCCTGATTCTCCCGCGACCGCCGCAGGAGTTTCTCGATGCAACCATCCCAGCCATCGCTGGCTTCACGTCGCAGTTTTTGGTCGTAGTGGGCAGTGATCAGCAGGATTCCGCACCACAGAAAAAGGATGATTTCAAGCGTTGTCATGGAGCCTCCTGACATCTTCGTTCCACTTCCAGCCAGCCTTAATGGCCATACGCCCGCAGACATCTCGGTCCATGAGGTCTCGATTGGTGAGATCAATCTTTGCGCCGAACCACTCTCCCCGGATCTTCGCATGGTACTCAAAGCAGAACAGTGGTCCGCGGCGAACCAGCGACACCTCCCCCACCGGCATCGCCTCACTGAGTATCCCGAGGACATAGCCGGCATTGTGCCAGAGATCCAGTTTGATCGTCACGGCGACACCTCCAGATGTTTGACAGTGAGATCCTTCGGGTCATGCCCGACCCACGCGATCGCCTTCAGGAAGAACTTCGCACAGAGCCAGCCTGTGAGTTTCGCCAGGACTTCTGGTTCCGGAGGCTTCCAGGAACACTCAATCTGAATCAGGCGTGGCGAGCAGTCTCCCAACGGTTCGTCGATGCGGCACTCGTAGCAACCGAATTCACCGACGGCAGTCTCCATCGCTGTGATTTCCTGGTCGAGGAACTCTCCCACGAAATTCACATCGTCGTCGCCATCTCGCTCATGTGCAGCGGGCTGTGCCTGTGCCCGCTCCCAATCCCGGCTCGCCACGCCCACCAGCAGATAATGATTCGCCATAACTCTGAACTCCCTGTTGAAAATGTGAGGAACTGTGAAAACTACTCTTTGCCGTACTTGGTGTTACAGGTCGAATGGTCGATTGCATTCATCTCGGCTTCTTCGCAGAGTTGCTTCGCATCATGTAGCGTCTGCAGCACGGTGAAGGATCGCCGACCACTGTCGAACGCTGGGATCAGTTCGCTGTCGCTTTTGTTGACGTCGAAGGTTCCGTCTTCCAGGACGTCGATGCAAAACAGGAACGGATTATCAGGAGCCCCGACCGAACTGTACGCCGTCCACGTTCCTCCATCGACGAACTCCCACGTCAGGTTGGCCTTGTCGGCGAAGTAATCGTCGACTTCTCGCATCAGATCTTGCTTGCTCCCAAGCGTTTGAATGCAAACGCCGCCGCACTGTCGCCACGATCCGTCGACGAATTCTGCGTCCGCATTACCGTCGGAGGCAGACCATCCAAAATACTCCTGCTGAATCTTCAACCCTCGGTACATCTCGCTCATCGCTGTCATCCTGTTGAAAAATGAATTCCCCGCAAACACACTCCACGCAGTCTACAAAGTATCGACGTTATTGCAAGCGATACTTAAAAAGAAACTGATGCAGTTCCAGCCCGAGGCGAATGAGTGCGAAGACAACGACGGCACTCAGTGCCACAGCGAGGGCAGCGAGCGCCCAGTGATACGCTGTGGGATGGAAGTCTTCGTCGGGAAGTTCGTTTTCGAAGTCGTAGTCATTCATTGCGTTGTTCCTACTTCAAGAAGTTGTGATCCGTTCCTTTCCCCGATCCATTCGAGGAATCCAATGACTCTCGCATGCCAGCCTTTGTTGTCGTACTTCTCATGAACACGAGCGTAGAAGTCCGTTTCGTCCCAGTGGAGTTCCCAGTCCCCGTTGATGACCCATGCCGTTCGCTTCTCGTGGTTCACTGCGAACAGATCCCAGTGTGTTCCTTCGAAGCGGTGAGTAGCAGCAGGTCGATCGGATTTCGGAGTCATGGCATCGTGCTTTCATACTTCGGCCCGACTGGCTGAATGCGGTCATGCATTTCCAGTCTCGTATTGAATCCCGGCGGTTTCGTCATCGTCTGCTTTGCAAGATCAAGACCGATAACTGGGCTGTTGCCGACCCACGCCTGATTCGCGTGGTCATATTCCGGCCTGTCACGCCACCAGCAAATACCCTTGCCGGCATCATGGGTCAGGTAACCGTCGCGGAACATGCCCTTCATCCAGGAGCAGGCTGGAACAGCGAGACGGATTACGATGTTGTTCTTCGACGCACTGCCGTTCGCCAACTGCATCGCCGCTCCACTGGGACCGACGATGATCTCTCTGGGCATCGCCCGTCCCACCCGCACGAATTCATAGCCTTCCGGGATCCCGTTCATAAGCTTCCCCACTGTTCTGCCATCGCGTCAGCGATGCCCTGAAATGTAACTGACCGTAACTTCCACCGATCTGGTGATGGTGGCATCTTGTGAACACGAGCCTCTCGGCCTTCGACGATGTTCGTCGGCTGAAGCAGCGGCAAATTCTTCAGCCACAAACAGGTGGCCTTTGTTTCGCCGTGTCCGAACATCCACGGCTGAATTACCTGGCTCGGCTTCCGAATGCGACTGCTGATGATGCTGACAGGATTCTCCAGACATATCTTCTCGATCGGAGCGTCCAGAAGCCGGCGGACGAACTCCAGAGCCTCAGCCTGCTCCGTTTGCTTCTCCTTGAACCAACGGGCGCCGGAGACAGCGAGATGCGTGCAGGGAGGATGAGCAACCATCAGATCCCATCCTTCGCCGAGAACTTCCATGACATCGCCCTGAATGTGCGGTCCCAGTTTATCGGTCGTAAGCAGGTCGCAGGACCATGCGTCGTGGCCTCTGGCGATGAACGCGTTGCGCACAGTCCCACTGAATTCACATGCGACAAGGACTTTCACTCCGTCACCTCATTCTTCCACGTAAACGCCCCGGTCTTCGCGTCATAGTGTGCGGCGGCGTTTTCTACGCACTTCAATCGCATCTGATCAACCTGCGAACTGCAAAACATCATCGTAAGAAATGCACCCAACATGCCTCCGCAGATCATTCCGATCGAAAATCCTAAGTTGAACGGCCCTGAGTCGTTTGTCTCTTGGCTACCACGCATTACCGTCTCCTCTCAAACATCAGCATTTCCACTTCGTCCAAATCCGCCTTCTTTGCCATCAGCTTCTTCTCGGCGTTCTTCATGAGCAGCGAGATCATCTGTCGGCTCACGTTCTGCTCTTCCGCCATGAGGGTCTGGTCGACGTCTTCTTTCCAGTAGCGGAACAAAATTCTGAACTGCCGGTCATTCTTCACCATCCGAGCACACGTTCGCCACATGTGCCCGTCAAGATCTTCGCGATCGACTCGGGCGAACTCGGGATCGACTACACATTTGTCCCGTCGTCCCTCGACCTGTTCGTGCTTCGCCTCGAACTTCCGGTTGATCTCGTAGATCATCTTGCCCTGCGCCCACATCACACAGTGGCACACTCGTGTGGCCAGGCTGCAGGTTTTCTTCGGTGTCCATCGCATGAGGTAGAGCATCGCCGTCTGGATCAACTCCTCTTCGCCACCGACGAAGGCCACTGAGGCCAGAGTTCTTCTGTGACCGATGAACCACCGCATAATGCGAACGACCTCGTCGTACTTCGCGTTCAGTAGGTCTACGCCGGGTTCCATGGACACCGTCGGCTGACACTTCATCGGCTTCCGTTTGGTCCGGTCATGCTCCTTCCGGGCCTCGACGAATTCGAGGATACTCATCTCACAGCCTCCATACAAAGTGATAAGTGTCTCGCTCACCCGGGTAGTGCAGCACAGACTCACACTTGAACTCCTGAGCACTCAGAAACAGGTGAGCGTCTGTGTTCGTTTCGCATACGTCGACCGTGATGAAGTGCCGCTTCATGTAGTCCATCTTGTTCTTCAGGCGATCCATCGCCGATCTCCCAAGGCCCATGCGACGATAATCCGGATCGACGCAGAACCGTTCGACGTGCAAATGATCTTTTGCGAGTTCATAATGCATGAACCCTTTCACCTCGTCGTCGCCGAGAATCCGTTCGCCGAAAACTGTCCCGATGCAGTTTCTGTTGCGAAGCAGTTTCAGGTGATCCTCTTCGCTCCAGTAATCTCGGAAACACTTGCGGTCCAGTTCCAGGACTCTGTCCATGTCTCGCCGAATTAACCAGCGACACTGAATGGTGTCGTGAGTCAGCGTTTTCATCCTTGCTTCTCCATCATCTGAATCCGGTCTTCCATCGTGTGAACTTTCAGCAGGCGACACTTCCTGCAACGACGGATCTTCGGGCTATTCGCAATTCCACAGGCCTGGCACTTCCAGCCGAATCCAGCGGGATGCTTGAACCATGGACTATTCTTGCGGTGCGGCGCAGCCATCGGGCTTCACTCCCTCGACGACCACGCAGTTCGCATGCAGGCACGACGTGCAGTGCACCGACCGCTCCACCGCTTCCGTCGTCGCGACGTGGTTGAAGCTGATCGTCGCCTTGCACTTCGGACATGGCACTTCTCGTCGCACCAGCGTGAACTCCTCGGTCAGCGACTCGAGGAAGCTGATGAAGTCCAGCGGACGATGAACACAACTCGTGACCTGCTTCCCGTCGACCAGCAGGATTTCGCGATCACACTCAGGACACACTTCGACTGTTTCCATAAAGCACCTCCGTGACAGATGGTATCTAAAATTCCGCATTGTGTCAACAATCAATCCGCAATACGCGACTTCGTTTTTGGTTTCTTCTGTTCGGCCCAGGCGAAGTAGACGTTCCAGTCGAGAGCGAGTTTCCTCGCCTCGTGTTCTGACAGTGGGCCTTCCGGAATTCGCGGGTAGACCGATCCGGGTTTGGGAGCGACGGAGTACAGTCGCTGCCCGAGGACGAAGCCGCGTTCGGTGCGGAGTTCGAAGCCTCCTTCGACGGGTTTGACGACGATGCGACGTGTCATACTTGGTCCTCTGCCTTAACAAGGCGGGACTCATTTGTTGGCCCTGACTGGTCGCCGCCGTGCATTGACCTTCTTAGGAAATATTCGAAGCAACCGAGCAGTGGTCTCCAGAAAACACCAACGACCCACCAGTGTTTCGGTCCTTCATCTGGGATCAAAACACAGTCGCCAATTTTGAACTTATGATCGAAATTTCTCATCGTATCCCCGATACTAAAATATCTTTGATAACGGACTTCACTTCACTCTCAGTAAATAACTTCGGTCCCATCGGGATCTTCGACAACTGCAGACAGGTCATTCCCTTGCAGTAACTGCACCACAGAAATTGAATTTGATCTGGGTCCGAGATCACCCACGACGACAACCCTTCCAGCGTGATGACGTCGTCCCACTTCATCGGGTTTCCACTGCGACTCAGGATCATCTTGGACCCATGCCATGTTTCGCTGAGCAGTCTCCAGACGAAGTAGTTCTGCTCGCCGATGGTATAGGCCAGGAACCGCAGTCCCGACTTGGATGGCTCGGACGTCGTCGGCAGGATGGGATACGTCGTGAGACCTTTCTTCGACTTGATGGGAGGCCCGAAGAGTTGGCCCTTCTGGTCCATCGAATACCCCTTCGCCCAGGTGATTTCGCGTCTGGCAAGCTGCGTCACATCAATCCCATTTCAAAGTCAATGACTTCCGACTGAACAGCAGCAAATGCATCCAGAATCATCTGCACGGCTTCGTCCCGCCACTTCTGAACCTGCTCGCTCTTCGCATTCGCCACCATCGCCAGCGACCACACCGTATTCCCATCGTCGTCATACGCTTCGGCGATAGTCACCTTCACGCCGCTGATCTGCATGTCGTAAAGCGGAGGAGCGATCAACGCCCGCACTTCGCGATCTTCGTTTTTCACTCGGACAGCGGTCGCGTCGTACTCGACGACAGCGCGGCCAAAGACGGAATCGGCAAACATGAACTCCTCGAAGATCCAGACGCCCGACTTCTCGCCGGTGCCTCGGTTCATGCTATTTCGATCGACGGCAAAGGATGCCATGGGATACTCCTTGGGGAAAATGATGGAAGTGAAAACAGGGATTACTTTGAGTCTTTCATCGCTTCGATTTCGCAAAGTGCGTCGAGCGTTGTGTGCCAAACGACCTCTGTCGTTTCTGGGTAAATCGATCCATTCCCAGTCTCTTGATCAATAAGAATTGCACATCCATTTCGAACTTCAAATTCATGATTCGAGACGTTGCCGGTCTTTGAGTACAGCGTGATCTTTCTTCGGACGGCGTATGGCTTCGTTCCGGTCTTCTTTGTGACGACTGCGTTTTCTGGGACGTCTTCCAGTTTTATAAGAACTCGAACTTGCATCATCAATCTCCGTGAATGGTGTGAAATTCAATTTGCCCGTGCATTTCTTTTCGCACTTCGACATCTGTTACCGAGACAACAGAAACGTGTCTCCACTGTTTTCGGAAAGCCTTGAGCGTCTCGTAGTTTCCTGCAATTATCTTAGAAGCGACATTATCTAGCGATTCTCCGTACATAACTTCGTAAATCGTTATCTTCGCAGTGTTCATTTTGCTCCTACTGTGCCCAATAGAGTTCGCCGTCTTTTACCGTGAAGTACTTGATGCCGTTAATGAAGATTTCCTCCGGGGTCTTTGCGGAGACAGCATCAAGAATCGTCTTGTACGTGTTCCCTGACTTTCCAGTGATCTGCAGTGGGTCTTTGGCTTCCTTGTTAGTGAATGGAATAAAGCCAACGGCTGCGACATTTGCGTCGTCGCACATTCGGTCTTCAACTTCCTGTTTTGTGTCTTCGTCGAAGCAGCGAGCCGCGACGGTGATCTTCTCGACAAGCTCTCGGAAGAGTCGGCTGAACTCGCAGTTCAACGCATGAGCAGCAAGACTCACAATCTCTGGATCAATTGGCTTCTTTGATTTCTTCGGCATCGCTGATCTCCGTGAATGGTGTGAAACTCAATTTCTCCACCCACTCTATCGACCCTTCCGACTTCCGTCAATACTTTGTGGACAGTTTTCTACAACTTTTCTTCTTCTCGCACAAACCATCGACTCCGGCTTCCTCCAAACGAGTGCCGACCGCCGACAATCCCCAACTTTTCAACGGCTTCCGCGAGCTGTTTGTTCGTGACGGTGCCGCCGAACGAACTGCGATATCTCCGGCTGAGTTCGTCAAATTTCACCGCGAGAACCACGGAGTTGTCCGTCGGGTAGTATCCCGTCGAGGGATCCTCTGGCAGCGACTGCGTCGTGAGGTCGTGTGTGCCTGGAGCAAACTTCAGCCGACCGACATGCTTCAGTATCCCAGTCTCCAGCGAGGCCTTGTAGCGTTCCACAAGGGCATCCTTCGGGCCTGCCAGAGCGACGAGGACGTCTTCAATCTGCATGTTCAGGTCGGACTCTTCGCGTTCAACGACCTTCGCGGTATTCATGAGGAATTCTTTGAGTCCCCGAGTGATTCCGTTCTGTTTCTTCTTGTCGTTGGGTCGTCCTTCCCAGATGGACTTCCAGTCCCAGAACGGAAAGCTCTTGTCCAGGACGATTTTATTCTTCGTCTCGGCCTGTACTCGTCTCGCAAAGAGCGTCGGTCGGTCGAAGTCGTAGGTCTCAATTGGGATCGCCTTCTCAATGCCGGCGATCGTCAATTCCATGAGATCCTTTTCTTCCTTCGTGACGTACGTTAACTGCCAGTCCGCCATCCATTCGTCGATTCGGTCTGCCGAGGTATCTGTGGTTGCGTACCGAGTGTCGCACTGCAGGCGAATCTTCGTGTCCCGCAGGTACGCCCCGAACGACTTCTCGTGACTGTCCTCCGCGGGAGCCGTCATCTCCTCCTTGTCTTCGAGTTCCTGCAGAAACTCTTCTCGCATGAACTTCTGGGAACTCTGGAAGATCACCTCCAGTTCCTGGACTTCCTTCGGCGGATCGCAGGTCGTGTAGTTCGCCCCCTCCAACCACTTCCACACTTGGTCGATGACCTCCTGTTCGTCGATGCCGTTGATTCCGTGGAGCTGAAACGCGATGCGCCACAACCGGTTCGCCTCCGTCAGAAGACTGTGGTGTCGGTTACCTGGGCCGATCTTGCCAGCAGGTGACCGGAACTTTCTGGCCTCATTCGCCGATCTGCCAGCGGGAGCCGCAGCGTTCGTTCGAGCGTACTGCTCACAGAGATACTCGACGACATGAGAGGGTAACTCCGCGATGGTGATATCGTCGAGGCTTTTCCCTTCGAGCCATCGGTATTCGGCGCCCGTGTAGTGTTTCGACGGAGGAGCGACCGACTGGGTTTCCTTGCCCTTGCCGCCGAAGCGGAACTCGAGGCCACTGATGGTCATATTGGCCACGGGTGGCAGTGCCTCGGACCAGCGATAGAGACGATGCAGCGACTTGCCAGAGGTGTACGTGGGCGTCGGGTAATCAGCGAGCAGCGTGTCAGCGAGGGCCCGGCCTTCGAGGGTGTCATCTTCGATATCGATGATCGCTCGGTCGGCTGGAATTCCGTGACAGAGACCCAGGATAATTCCGACATTCCACTTTTCACTGCCCCATTGATCTCGAAGAACATCTTCTTCGTCGGTCGCTGACTTTCCCCACTGAACACCGACAGGATGCTTTCCCTGAGCTTTGCAGTCGGAACGCCCGCAACTGCAGGAAACACGGTCTTCGCGAAAAATCGGGTAGTGCAACCGCACTGGGAAGAGGCCATGCGAGGCCAGATTCAAGACGCCGTCCAACACTGACATAGGAGCCTCCAGAAAGGATTCGAACCCCGAACACTACACCGTCTCTGAAAGAGATTCAAGACAGTTCGAATAATTTGCCGAAAGTTCTGTTGACAATTGTTTCTACATCGTAGAGGATATATCCATGAATGCGTTTTCGATTTTGTTTGTGTTCGGCTGCTTCGCTGGCGTTGTGGTTCTCATGAACTGCCTGGCGTACGGATGGCCGGAGTGGCTTGAATAAAGGAGTGTGCGATGTTGTGTTTGAGCCGGAAGACGGACGAAGTGATCTGCATTGGCGAAAGCATTCGCGTGATGATTCTTGAGATCCGCGGAGACAAGGTCCGCATCGGAATCGACGCTCCTCCGGGAGTCGCTGTGCATCGCCTTGAAGTTTACGAGGCGATCAAGCGGGATGGTGCGAAGACGAAACTGTGATTGGTATTCCGTTCCGCTGCTCATTTGAGAAATGCGGAATTCGTTGGGTTTTGTTTGAAAAAGTGGTATCGCTTTTACTTTTGGAGATTGGCATGTTTTGGACTGCGTTTATCTGGGGACTTGGGACAACGTTGGGCGGATCAATCGGCTTGATGTCGTTCATCGCGTTTAAGTGCATTTGGGACATGACCGTCAATTCGAAGCCGCTGAAGCGAGCGAATGAACTGGCTGAATTGGCCAATGCTGCTTTGGTTCGACGAAACGAACTCACTGAAAAGCAGATCGGCAAACTGGGGGAAATCGTTGCCCACCTGGACGTGATTTCGGATGCGGCGGAAGAACTCGCTGACGGTCAATAAGACACGCGGTTAAACAATCCGGTAGGCGCAAAAACAAAGGAGAAACGATGCAATTGAAAGCTGATGATCTGCGGGCAATGCTCGCCAATAAAGAGCCGGTTGATGCCGTGTTTGTGGTTCCGCTGGCTGGTGATGATGTTGGTGCAATGATGATTAAGTCGGTGGATGCTGGCGAATCACCAATGGTCATCTCCAGAGAATAAAAATCAACAGCGGTTGTGGGTTCCGCTGTCCCGGTGGTCGAGATGGCGGATGTGAAGAATTTACAGGGGTTTTGCGGCGGGGATGATGCCGCTGCTCATGGGGCAAGTTATGTCTGATCGAATCGTTATTTACCATGCTGGATGTGCTGACGGGTTCTGTGCAGCGTGGTTGCTGTGGCGTGAATTTCCGGACGCTCAATTCGTTCCGGCCCACTATGGCGACACTCCGCCAGATGTGACGGGCAAGATTGTTTACGTGGTCGACTTCTCGTATCCACGCAAAACGCTCCTGGCGATGAACGCGGCGGCATCTGTGCTGGTTGTTCTGGACCACCACAAGACGGCACAAGCGGAACTGGATGGCCTGCCGTTCTGCCGATTCGATATGCGGAAGTCTGGAGCCCGCCTGACGTGGGAATACATCCAGACCTCAATCAAGGGCGAGCGAGTCACAGAATGCGGTGAGCAGCCGAACTGGATCATTCAGTACACCGAGGATCGAGACTTGTGGCTGTGGCAGCTTCCGGAGTCTCGCGCAGTGAATGCCTGCCTGCGGTCATACCCAATGGATTTCGCGGTCTGGAATTCATTCATCGACGAGGACGCTGACATTGTCCGAGATGGATTCATTCAGGGCGGGCGGGCGATTCTGCGGGATCAGCAGCAGACTGTTGAGGCAAAGGTAAAGCAGGCTCACCAGGTGACGGTTCACCGTGAACCGCATAATCCAAAGTGGATGGCCTGCAACGCGACAACGATGGTGTCAGAGACTGCCGGCGAATTGGCAAAGGAGACAGGCGTTGGTTGCTGCTGGTTTGAGCGAGCGGACGGGGCGAAAGTTTATTCGCTGCGATCACAGAAGGAATCCAATGTGGATTGCTCAGCGATTGCAAAACGGTTCGGCGGCGGTGGTCATCCCGGGGCGGCGGGCTTCACGATTGAGGCCGGTAAACCGCATCCGTGGGTTTGAAATCAACAGCGGGCTGGAAATCCTCTCCTCAAATGAAACGTTAAAAACACTGGAGTTATTGAAATGGTCGAAGGTGTTCCAGATGGTTGGGAGTTCGTCAGAATCGGCAAGCCAGCGACTGGTGAATGGTCTATTGGCGGAGATGGCACTCCGTGGCAATACGTAAAAGACACGCCAAGCACGGAGTTTTGGCCGATCATTCGCCAAGTCGAGTCAGGACGCATCAGTCCGAGCAGGACGGCAGCAGAAGAAGAGTTGATGATTGAGGTCGAGCGGCTGCGGGCATGGCTGAGGAAGATCCAGACGGAAGCCTACAAGGAAAAGAAGCCTGCTGTTCTGGAGTGGTTGGCAGAGCAGGCTTTGATTCGAACTCATTGCGTCACTCATCCAGACTGGAAAGTCAATGAGGACTGGGCAAAGCTCGGTGTGTGGCCGCCAGTTAGTGTGCCTTCTGCGGACGTGATCGCAGCGGGGTAATCAACAGCGGATAGAAATACCGATAGGCGCGGGGAGTATCATGAATAACAAAACGTGCGGCAAGTGAGAGCGGAGTCAATTACCGATGGCAGGTGAGATCATGAAACCAGACAAAGCCCTCGTAGCTCGGATGAAAAAGAAGTACGTTCGCGTCCGCAAGATGGGCGACAAGTGGAACACGTACCTGCAGATCGATCATCAGGGTTTTTCTGTGGTCGAGCAGACCACAAAGAAGCGGGCCGAGTTTTTTGGAAAGATGCTGGCAATCGCATTGTCGCGAGTGACGCCAGAGTGAAAGTGGATGTCGATTCCGAGCGTATTGAAACAATGGGAAAGGTTCCCTGTGGCCTGTGGTTCCGCCGATTGCCTTGCGGCGTTTTTCGGTATCCCACGACACTCGACAGCCGGGAGAGACCGGCATTTAGTAAACGTGGCGTGGTGACCGCTGTTGGTGTTTGGAGTCTGTAAAATGCTGGAATTGATATTTGAGTGCGGGCATTATCTGCTCAATATGATCGTGATTGGTGGCCTGTCTTGGCACGCATTCCGGCAGAGTGAGCGAATAAAACTGCTGTCGAAAAAACTGCTCGAGTTGGAAGCAATGCGAGAGCACGAGTAACAGAGATGTTGGTCCGCTGGGCGCTGGAGTCAGAAGATGAAAGTGACGACAGACCAAACAATCTGGTGCGAGCGGTGCTCGGTGTGGCACAAAGAGCCAGAGCCATCAAAGCCGAAGTTTATCCACGGGATGCGGCTGAAAGGCTGGAGAACGCGACTCGGGAAAACCGTCTGCCCGTGGTGCGTCAAAGATTTGTCAGGCGGTAGATTGTGGTCCGATATCAGCACACGCTGACGATCGTTTCGGTAGTCCTCTAGTCTTTTTGGAGTTGGTTCGATGGGTGTTTGTGCTGGCATTGACTACGAAGAGTTCCCAAAGCAATCGACAGTGAATCCGCCAGGGACGAAGGTGCGGGTTTGCTTTCGGTACAATGGGGATCGCACGATTGACGGCGAAATCGTCCGGAATGATATCGTCGAGCCTTTCATGGGGATTATCCGGTTGGTCGATGGTCGCCATCTGTTGATGACGGAGTGCATGTATTCAACGGTTCGATGAGGATCGGTTCTGCACTCCGCTAGGCGCGGGAAGGGTTTCGAGATGTGGTGTTTTGGAGAGCTTGATTCTCTGAAGAAAATGAAACGACTCGGCGAGGCAAAACGCAGGGTTCGGCAGAAGTTTCCTGCACTAATTGAGGGCAGTAGCGGCTGGATGCGAGCGGTTTCCGTCCAGCTTAAAAAGGTTCGATGAGCAGCGGAGCACACTAGCTCTAGGCGGGGGGATTTATGGAAACGAAGATTCGCGAGCACGTTGACGCACAGTATGACAACCTGACGGGGCTCACAATTGAGTCAGTCCACATCAAGAACGAGTTCGTTTTGATGCTGCTGTCAGGTGACAAATTCACCACAATTGAAGCGACTTGCGATGACGATGAGGCTTACGTCAATACGTACGACGATCACTCAGACAAATGGCTGTTTTTCAAAGGCTTTGGCATCAAGTTTCTTCGCGATAACAGGCTAATCGGTGAGAAGGCAATTGAGCGAATCGAGAACGACAAGAAGGACCGAGAGGCCGGAAGGCTCAAGGAAGAGCGGGAAGAATATGAAAAGCTCAAGGCAAAGTTTGAAAGCGCCTAGCGGTGTGACTGTCCGCGTTTGAATTGGGGGAGTTATGAGCGACTGGAAACCGATCGAAACGGCACCAAAGGACGGAACGATCGTAGAACTGAAAGCGATCAGAACCCTGTAATAACGCACAGCATGGCGTGGGACGGGGCTCAATGGTCCGGGCTTTGGTTTGGTATGCTTGGTACGCGAGAGATTTGCTGGGACTATTCAACGCCTCCAGCACACTGGCGAGCGATTGGTCCGCCGAAATGTGATTACTGTTTGCAGAATCATGCAGCCGACGACACTTGCGAGTGTGCGGACTGCAAATGCGAGCTCCATCCTCATTTCATTGAGCGGTGGCGTGATGGTGTTGAACGGCTGGCATTATGCCCAGTTTGTTACGATGTTCGAAGAACCGCTGTGGGTTCGAATTGAGCAGAGGGTACGAGTTCCGAGAGGCGCGAGAATGACAGATGAAAAGTTTTACAAGTCGGCGGCGATGGTGTTTCTTGAGTTGGTAAACTCATTGCCGGACACAGAAGTCATGATGATGAACCATCTTCATGACGTGCAATTTCGCGTACAAACGATGATTGTCGGCAGGGCGTGGGGCTATGAGTTTGTGTTGTCTCGCGACGATGTTGGAATCCAACCGATTCAAGGTATTGCCGATATGTGGTCATACAAGATCGGAAGGGCAATAGAGCGAGAGCGAAAACGTCTAGGTCAGCCGATTGCGTGAGCCGCGGGCTGTGGTTCCGATCGGCAAGGGAAAACAAAATGATTTTCGAAACACTGTCACCACGTCAGCAAATCGACGTTGCGTGGTTGGCCATTGCTCAGCGAGAGCAGCAGGAGTGCTATTCCACGGAGACGCCAGAGCTGACGATGATGATTAAGAATCGGATCTGGCGGCGCGGCGGCAATGAGGAGCTTGCGTTGCTGGAGTCTGCTGTTCCGGAATACATTGAACTGCAGGCAGATCAGCCGGGGCTGGAATAACAGCGGATAACCATAGCACTTTCACTTTATCGTTAACAAAAGCATCCAATGTCAACGAAGCAAACATGGTCTCATCAGCCGCCGGCGATTGAGTTCCTAAACAGCCAGGCGAACACTCTCCTCGAAGCGAAGATGGGGACTGGCAAGTCCTTCATCGCAGTGCAGCACACTCGGCACGTCGCTGCCCATCCGACAGGGAGAACCTTGATTCTCTGTCCTGCGTCAGTGCTCGGTGTCTGGCGCCGAGAGTTTACTCTGCATGCTCCAGGTGAGTTTGAACTCCTGATCCTCGACGGAAAGCAGCCATCGGCAAAGAAGGCTGAGATGGTTGCGGAAGCGATTCGGCTTCAGCAGAGTCGTCGTGTGCCTCTGATTGTCGTCGTGAACTACGAGACGTTCTGGAGACCGGAACTCGCGAAGGTGATTCTGTCTGTCACATGGGACAAGATGATCGACGACGAATCGCATCGTCTGAAGTCCCATGGTGCAACCTGCTCCAAAGAGGCCTGGAAGATGGGGCACAAGCGTTTCGGCGGGCGAACGCTGCTCACTGGTACGTTTATGCCGAAGGATCCCGGCGATGCCTTTGCACAAATGCGTGTGCTGGATGATCGTGTTCTCGGAAAGTACTGGACGCACTTCCGGAACCACTATGCGATCATGAACCCGTATATCCCGAACGCTGTGAAGGAGTGGATTCGTCTGGATGAGCTCGCTGCGAAGATTGCTCCGTACCGGCACTTCATCGGGTCCGAGGTGCTGGTTCTTCCTGGCCGGCAGGACATTCAGGTCGACGTGGCGATGAGTCCCGCCGGGATGAAGGCCTACAAGCAGATGAAGAAGGATTCGATCCTTGAGATCGAAAAACAAGTCGGCGAAGGCGTCGACATCGCAACGGCAGTCGGAAGTAATGGCGCTGTGCAGTTCCTGCGTCTGCTTCAGCTCGCCCAGGGGTACGTCACCGACGAGACGAAGACAAATCATCAGACTGACTCTGAGAAACGCAAGGTGCTGCTTGATCTCATCATGGACGCTGGTGAACCGGTCTGCGTCTACGGATGGTTTAAGCATGACCTTGAAGTCGTCCAGCGATGCTGCGAGATCGCTGGTCTTCGGTACGGGGAGATCTCCGGGGCTCGGAAGGATCTGACTCCGCATGCAAAGATGCCCGACGACATTGACGTGATGGGTGTGCAGTGTAAATCGGGGAGTTCCGGCATCGACTTGACTCGGGCTCGAATTGGCGTCGTGCTGAACAGTGGCCTGTTGAGTCCCGGCGACTTCGACCAGATGATGGCTCGGCAGTATCGCCCTGGGCAGGATCGCGAAGTGATTTTCTACCACCTTGTGTCCAGAGGGACGGTGGAGCAGAAGTTGATCGACGAACGTGGGAAGCGACGGGACATTATCGACGCGATGTTGTGCGAAATCAAAGAGGAGGAGACACCGTGGTAGAACTGGCACCAGAGACTGTTCCTAAGAAGAAACGCGAGAAGGTCGTTTACGATCGGGTGATTCTCGACTTCGTACTGGCTGAAGCGATCCGGAAGAACGATCTGACGTGGTTTCTGCGGCAGTTCTCCAAGAAGCAGGTCCGTGATTCCTTGGCGAAGGAGTTCTTTGCGAAGAAGCGAATCCCGAAGGCTGTCTGGGGCTCGATCTGTCAGCATGAACTGCAGTGGGTCGGCGTCAAGAAGATTCGATCGCAGGCGACAAATGTGCATTTGACAGGCGACCAGTGGGATGACCTCAAGAAGGCCATCCGTGGACTGGATCCCGAATACCGCAAAGCGTGTGTTGGTGTCGCGCAAGCCGAACGACTCATTCGGACTGTTATCTCGACGAACATGAAGCAGTTACAGGGACTGCCGAAGACTTACAGGTTCTGGGAGTAGATCATGCTGACATGTGATGAGCTGCGGTCGCTCTGCCCGAAGGTTCCTGATGCTGTGGAAGAAGTCTATCGATGGATTTGCAATCAATGGACCGACGTAGTCTTCACAGGGTCTCAGGCAATTGGATGTGCGAAATCTGATAGTGATTGGGACTTCGTAGTGTCGGACCATAAAGACTTCTGGCTTCCACTGCATCTTACTCCAGACAAAACAAACGCAATTAGTTGCGGCGGATCCAAGTACATCACCTCGGTCCGCATCGGCAAAGTAAATCTCATCGTCGACCATCGTGGCGACGAGATTCTGGATAATTGGAGAATTGCGACGGACTACTGTCAGGAACACGCCGTGTTCGACAAGCAGGCGAGAATCAAAGTGTTCGACGAAATGGGTGCAGGATAAAAAGTAACTTCTGGTCTTTGGCGTAAAATTCCAGAAGACTTTGTTGACAGTAATGGAAGAAGGACGACAATGGCGAGTATTGGAGAGTTAGGACGAAAGTTCGAGACGCTGATCAGGGAACGAAAACAGGCCGACAAGACGTCGGAGGATCTGAAGAAGCAGATCGACAGTCTCGAACAGGAACTCATTGAGGCGATGGCGGACGAAGGATTGCAGGGATTGCCACTGGAATCCGGCATGACGCTATACCGTCGCACTGATAAGTTCTATGGAGTCGCGGAAGGCTTCGCGAAGAAGGATCTTTGCGAGGCTCTGGCGAATCATCCGGACACAATGGATTTGGTGGAGGTCAACTTCAACTCGAATTCGTTGCGGGCTCGGCTGAAAGAAATGGAATCGCTGGATAAGGAGATCCCAGCGGAAATCCTTGCAAAACTGAAAGTCATCGAGAAGGACCGCATCGGTCACAGATCGTGAGAGCTGAGATGAAGATTGAAAAAGGAATTCCGATCCCGACGACCAAGATGGGACGTCCGCGCAAGTACGACTTCGACAAGCTCGAAGTCGGCGACTGCGTGACCATGGATGTGACGTACCAGGCGGCGCACACGACCTGTGTGCGGACGAAGAAGCGAAATCCCGGCTGGGAATTCAAGATCAAACATGACAAGAAGACCGGGAAGACAAGGGTCTGGCGGTCTGCTTAAAACTTACGAACACGACGTCGTCTAAACAGAAAGACAACGGATCGGGTAACGAAAGATTCGGAACCGTGAAGGAATGCAGGTGAGATTCCTGTCGTCGTGTTTGTTTTGGTCCAGAGAGGAGACCTGGGTTCGATTCCCGGCGGCGATCTACGATCGCTTTCGTCTAGTGGCAGGACACCTTTCGTATTTGGTTGCTGAACGCAACTGGCAAGCTCGGGTCAAAAGCCTGGAATGCAGGTTCGAATCCTGCAGCACCCAATTCAATGTGTGCGTGTTATTCCCTTTTTCCTTGTGTTGAAAGGTGTTTCTATGTCATCAGCGATGACAGTGTACCAGCGTAACGATTTCCTCTCTTTTGCCGAAGGTTCCGATGTGGCTGAGGCCATGAAGGAAAACTTCGAGGGCGATGGCTTCTCAGAAGCCGACTTGGTCCGAGTCAAGACTCCCTCCGGCGGCGGACTTCACTGGACGATCAACGGATCCAACGGTCCAGAAGCGACTCCTGTCATCGAAGGGGTCGTCGTGTTCAAGTGCCGCAAAGGCATCCTCTGGAAGTCGGACGATCAGACAGACGACAAGCCTGTGCTGGTGTCGGACGACCTGAAGATTGCTCGGCTGAATATTCCATGGGAAGAAGTTCCCGAGGACATGCAGGAAGTCCTGGCGGCTCATGAGTTGACCGAGACGGAAGTGCGTTCGGATCCCCGATTTTCTCAGATGGACGCTGAGGCTCTGCCGCGTTTGTTCTGGTGGGATGCCGACAAGAAACTGCCGTACTGCGAGTTCGGGAGTTCGACGAAGCCTGGAAGTACCGGAAAGCGAGCGAAGGAGTACCAGTTGCTGTACGTCCTGCGCAAGAATGAAGGGATGCCCATCAGGATTCAGCTTGGGCCAACCAGCATTCGACCGGTGCGTCAGTTCTTCAACCAGATGACTGACGTACCTCACACTCGAGCGATGGTTTCTCTGGGGCTCAAGGTGGAAAAGTCTGCGTCAAAGAAGGACTACTCGGTGGTGACACTGGCTCGCACTGGCATCATCGACAAGGAAACCGGCGACCTGATCAAGGCTCGGTACAAGTTGCCAATTGAGACGGCGCATGCGAAGGGCAAGCTGAACGTCGTGACTGCGGATGCGACGGAGTAATTATTCCAACGCTGTCGTGGCAGCGATAACTGATGTTTACATGGCGTGTTACTCCTGTCCCTAAGTCATCAGTCAGTCCACGAGAGTTCCAGTTCGACTCTGTAAGGTTTCGTGCATCCCTGTAAGCAGCGGTTCTTACTCGACGCTGTGCTATCGACTGGCTGAGTAAGGTTTGAAAACAAGAGTCCATCCTTGTTGGGTGGTTAGTGGAAGAGCGAGTCGTGCCAGCGTCGGTGCGACTCGCTTTTTTGTTGCGCGAACGGAAAACCAGCGGAAACAACTTGGGAATACGAGCAGCGATTGCGCGTATTCTTGCGCTAAGCCGACTCCACAGCCACCCGACCACCCACCAGAAGCCGGCAGTCCAGAAAGTCTTCGTCCCCACTGCTGAGCGTGTACCCGACGGTCACGATGACCTCGTCGTCGTCCGGGGTGCCACCAGAAATCGTCATCTGCACAGCGCGATTCGCTTTCAGCGTGAGTCCGCCGCATTCCGAGTCGGATTCAATTACGGTGTCTTCGGTGACCACAGCGACATCTTCAATCGTGATGGTGTCGTCGGGACTATCCGCGGTCGGCGAGGATACCGTGACTCCGGCATCCAGACGATTGTCGAGATTCAGGTACACTGTGATCGTCGCTCGTGTGTGCTTACACAGCACATTGGACGACTCGTAGCAGTCAGGATACTCAGACATCAGATTCGCTCCGGGAAACGCCACACACGAGGACTACGGGCCGCTGCAAACACTCGGTCGACAGATTGTGTCTTAAACACTCGCTCTCGTCGAGCCACGTCCCACCCAGTGGTCGGCGATGGCAGGGTATCGAGCAGATAGCAGAACCCGCCATGCCACCGAGATAGTTCGTCGTCCGTGTTGTCCGGGAACGGGATCGTAACAAACCCTGGCAGCGCAAACCCCGCGGCAGCACTGCGTTTTGCTGCCGTGATGGTCATGCGTCTTCGCCCTTCGTGAAGGTGCCAGCCGTATCGCTGGTTGCGGAAGTCCCAGCGACTGTCGATCCATCGTCGCGATAGAGTTTCCGCTGAGAAGCCGTTTGAGTGACCTTATTCCGAGCATACATGAACAGCCAAGTAATCTTGTCCTTCAGGGAGGACGTCGCCGCCGGCGGGGCTGTGAGCTCAGCGTACGTGTCGACGGACAGCGCATCGACGACTTCTGCGTTGACTTGAGGGGCAGTCAGAGTGCTTAGGCCGTTCTGGATCTCTGCGACTGCGTCTGTAGCCAAAGCTGCTGCAGTGATCGAGTTGTTTGCAAAGTCACCAGCGGTGATGACTCCCGCTTGAAGCTTGTGAACGTCGGCTGCGACGTGATGCGAGCCTGTGATCTGCACCGTTGTATTACTGTTGGACGCGCGGACGACTCGGCCTCCGTACGAACCGGAGCCCGTGTGATCAGCCATTGCCTCGTCCCAGACAGCGTCAGCAACAGCATCGCGACTATCGGAGTCCAGTTCCACTGCTCCTGTTGTCGCTGCAACTGCGATCTGTCGACCAGCAACCAGCGGCGTCAGTGCACCGACCGCAACACTGGCAGGATTGTACCCGACCAGCGGATGCTCCGGCCCCTCGATTACGCCCCCAGTATAAGAGCCTTTAACCGAGATAGATGGCACCTGATCAGCACAAACAGCATCAGGCAAATCCACAGTGTAGAGATTGCCACTCACAGCCCTGATGGCACCGTCCGCATGTGCCGTGTTATCCGCCGCTTTGGCCGACAGACTGCTAATTGAGACGGCTGCAGCCCCAACGCGAAACACTGACAGAGTCAGTCCAGTCGTCGACGATGTGAGGTCCGTCTTAGCCGATCCGTCCGTATTGTAGGCTCGAAAATATCCGATCTGATCGGCTACACCCACTCGCAAAGCGTGACTCACAGGACACCTCCAGACACTGATTGACGGCGACGGCGAGTCTGCGGAACATCCGCTAAAGCTGAGTACCTGCGACCGATACCATTATTGTAGAGTTGCGACAGTTCCGACTCTGTAAGCCCTTTACTCCACACTCCTGCCATTGCGAGTTGCCCGATGTGCCAAGTGTCAATTTGGCCAAGCCAACTTTGCGATCCGATTGCAAACGCGGCATTCTCTGTATGCCTAACACCGAGTGTCGTCGAATCGGTCGCAACCAGTCCGGCATTCCGATAAAGTCGCATTGACGTAGCATCGTTTACTAGCGTTAGCATCTGCCATGTGTTTAATGCACCCGCTGTATTTGTAGGATTACGGTACACACTCGCAGCATCTCCGCCGAAAACGGAATCTAATCCATTGCCCCTTGCAGTAATCTGCCAGTACCACTGTGTGGCCTGATTTCTGTGCATCATTGCACCATTAAAAACACTGCTGGTGCCTGTTGATCGCACCCAGATGTTTGCGGAAAATCCATCGTTGTAGTTGATCGTTCGCGGCACTGTCGCCCGATAACGTGAGAAGCTAAAATTCAGACATGCCCCACCATCCGGGGCACCAGTGGCGTTGATCGTCGGTGCATTAACTCCGTCACTTGTCAGCGTCAATCCTGACTGTTGATCTGCGATGGTGGTTGTTGCCGACGACAGATCCCACCACCACACGAGATTAGTCAGCAGACTCATACCGGATTCCCGTCGATTGAGGCCAGCAGTGAATCACAGTACGCCTGCACTTCCTCCGGTGATTTCGTGGTCAGATCCAGAGCGTCACACCATGCGTTCACGGCTGTGGCTTTCGCCGATAACAGATTGACCGTGCGGCGAGTCTCGGAGATCGTCCACGCCTTTTGGCAGTCGTCTTCAGTCACGCCGGAATGCGGATGCGTGACTGGTGCCGACAAGTCAATTAAGGCATCCTTCACCGCCTCGGTCATTCTCTCCTGCGAAACAAGCCACTGGAGATATGGGACTGTCACCGCATGTGCCCACATCACACCGGCGCTGGACGACAGTTTCTGAAACAGCATTATGCCGTTTGGATCTTGGAGCAGAACCCCCAACAGCTCAGTGTGATTCCCTCCTGCAGCAACCGACGCCTCTCCTGACTCCGCCGCGTAGCACAATCGCGCCGGTGCCGTGATCTCGATTGCCTGCAGAGTCGCTGCCACCGCAGTCCAATTCCCCGCCTGTGCATCGGCCAGAGCATGTTCATTGATCAGGTTTGCGAGCATGATGCACTCCAAAGAGCAGCGGAGTCATTTTCTCCGCATATGTGCCGTGTTTTTTCACTTCTGATGCCCGCCGCCACTGGAGCAGCGGGCTACTTACCCACGTTTGACTTATCACCCAATCGTTTTCTCGCCCGACCAGCGAGATCAGAAACTTTCGGAATTGCGATGATGGCTTCCATCACTCCGGAAGCGAGACGACCCAGCATCCCATTTAAGCACATCGAGTACTGCATCCAGTATCCCCACATTGTCGCCATGCGGGCGTTCTTCGCGTTCTGCAACTGCAAAATCTCCGCGTCGATTTCCTCGATCGCAAGTGCTTCGGCTTCCATCAATTCCAGAAACTGTTCGCATCCCATAACTCTCTCCAAATTCAAAAACGCTTCCCCGGCTCGTCGCCAAAACGAAGTCGGCCTTTTCTTTAATCTGCTTCGCCGCAACGATTTGGCGAATTCGCTCTTCCTGCTGCTCAATGAGGTTAAAGCATTCCTGGCGGATCTCAACGCCAAGAGACCCAGCGTACAGGACCGTCGAGACGATCAAAACAGAAAGCATCTTACAGTGCCTGCCCAGTCGACCGATGTTGCGGATCACTCCGTCGTGGTAGATCAACCGGGTCGACGAGACGCACAGCATCACCATGAACGCCAGGAACAGCAGTTTGATCTCCATGAAAAGCTCCCACGATATTCGCTACTGACCACCCAAGGGCGATGATAATTGCCGTGACGCCGACCGCCCAGAACAGTTTCGACGCGTTTCGTCCCGAAACGGAAAAACCGCCGCCGAACGGGAACTTGAATTCCATCCGGTCGACGTTGTCTGGCTTGTCGTCTGGCACGTTGATCCCCCTTGTTGTGACGCTCCTTTTCAGGGTCGAAATTAACGCCCCATTAAGGAAACATCAACTCAGGGTTTCCAAAGTCCATTCTTAACGCGATGTCCCGCTTTTTCATGTTCCTCGTCGTGCAATTCTACGAGTTCGGAGTCAGACAGAGATTCCAGCGATGCTCTCGTGTGCAGGCCTTTGTGAATCCCGTCCTCCAGCATGTGATCGATCAGCGTTTCCCGCGTCTCGTGTGAGGTGCCCTTCCGCCCAAAGAAATCTGACGTTCTGTTCGACGAAGCCTTACCCTTGAGTTCTCGGATTTTTGCGAGGATCATCGACGGGTCGACGGCGCCTGCCGGCCACTCGTGAACCTTCTGCTTATCCTTGCACAACCAGAATTTTGGAATGGACCCCGAGTAGAACGACGAATTCCTCTGTGTGTCGATGTAAGTGATCGGGTAGCCCGCCGCTTTCAGCTCAGCGGGCTTCCCTGAATTCTTGTAGCTCTGGCAGGGTCCGCAGTACGACGCCGTGAACATGACCACGTAGTAGTCTGATTCAGCGACTGGTTCGACGTGGGCAGCGTCGAGAAGCGATTCATGGACATCCACGGTAAACGCCGGCGGCTGCTGGACGCTCACCGTGAACTGGTCAATCAAACAGAGTAACAGAAGTCCATGAATCATTTGTGTCTCCTACGACGAAGTCAGCCGAACACCAAGGCCACCGTTGCAAATCGCCTTGCGACCTTCCAGTACAGCCAGCCCATGGCGACCAAAGCGAAGCCAAGAGTTCAGTATCAACTGTCCCCAGTTACCCCGTGAAATACGAACCCAACGGATGCCGCAGACTGAATGGGTCCACCAGTTGTAATCTCTCGGCCCAGGGATGTTGTTAAAGCCGCACGTTGCGACTTGGGCGGTTGTCATGTTGCGATCCCACACACGGCGAGTCAAATCCATCCAACTCTCCGTGATTCGATGCTTTGCCATTTCGGATCGCATTGCCGGAGTATCGTACTTCAAACTACGGGACTGCGCAGGCCACTGGTTCGGGCCTGTTCCTTCTGGAGCCATTCCCACATCAGTCACAAACTGAGCGCCCTCTCCGCACCATCCCCCTTCGTTGCGACCCTTCTTAATGATCGCTCCGGATGAGTGGGGGTTCAGGCGGACTAGCGGAAGTCCTCGTTTCAGACGTTCCATCATGACTGAATGACCGACTGAGTAGATCCAGCAGTATCCTTCGCTGCCTTGGTCGAGGTTGCGAAATGCCGGAGTTCCGTTTGGCCCACTGAGATACAAGTGCTCAAGAGAAGACTTTTGCTCCTCCTGTTCATCGTATCTCGCGTCCCACTCGGACTCAGGAATCAGGACCATGTCGCCCGGGGGAGCAAACATGGGTTCCGGAAACTCGTCGTAATTTCTTTCGACGAGCCCAAATGAGACATCCTTTGGAAATAGGACGTCGTTCTCGGGAGCTTCGGTGTCGATGATCGGGATGTTTCCCTTATAGAAATCAGCCACTTATCCACCTGCTTTCTTGAGAGTCGCCATACATTCATCGACGTTCGCTGGGAACGGCATTACAGTCGCATGCCCGTTGACTTCAATGACGAGGCACGGAACTTTCGTGATGCTCGGCTTTACACTGGCCCAAAGAGCCGCCATAGTCGGCTGTTCTGTCGTAGTGCTCTGATCTGGGTCGTATTCTCTCCAGCCAGGCTGACCGTTCTCTGGCGTCGTCTTTGCGACGAGATAATCGCGAATAACTTTCGCTGCAGGAATCGACGACTGCTGAGTGTTCAGCGTGACACCAGATTCCTTTATGAAAATGACTCGAAACGAAGCCACAGGAGCAGGCGGATCGACGGGATCAGGAATTGGGTCGACGTCCGGCTCCGGCGGCGGATTCGGCGGCGGATTCGGCATCTGGCCGAGCACCGTCAGTTCCTGCCGGAGAATGTTCTCCGGCTTTTCGACGCCAATTGGTACAATGATCAGCTCGAGTTTCCCAGGCTTCACTGCGTTGATGAAGTACAGGTGCTTCAGGTTAAAGACCCGTGTCTCCATCTTTCCAGTGCCGTCGACGAATTTCGCCTTAACCTTCTGTGGTCCTTCTTCCGCTTCGATTTTCACGAAGCCATCAGGACTCGACAAAACGATCAGAGGAATCGTCGACTCGATGACATACAACTGCTCCTCGGAGATCGTCGTAACCGGTTTCGGTGTGCGATCCGGTCGAGGCTTGGGTGGTTCCGGTTCATCGTCGATCACGTCGGGCTCGACGAGGACCGGGACCACAGGCAAATGAATCTGAGGTGTCTCCGGGGCGGGTTTCAGCACCACCGGAGCCTCGTCGAACGTCAGGGCGAGCAGGACGCATGCAAACCAGTTCATAGTTCCTCCGGAGCCTCCGCACAACACGCGGCGACAATTTCAGGTCGTGTGGACAGTGCCTGCTGAATTACGCCATCAGCCAACTGGAACGACTGCCACTTCTCCATTCTCTCGGTGGCTTCAGCGCGAATGCGACGAGCCACTTTCTTTCGCAAGCCACCCGGATTCTTCTCATGGAAGGATCGCAGGTTCGCATAAGGATCCGCAGCGTTAACTGTCGAATCTCGTTTCCAACAGGCAGCGATCATCGGTACGACTTGCGTCAAGATCGTCAAGATCGTGAGTGGGTCCATGCCGACGGCATTTGAGTCAACTCTTGCTGCTGCCAATTCTGCCTGGCGGGTCAGTGTTTCCATTTTGGTTCTTCTTATTAACGACGGAGCCAATGATACTAACGAGGATCAACGCTGATCCTCCAATTTCCATGGTGACGTTAACCAGCGTCGAGGCTTCTTCCGGAGTCATGAGACCCCGAGTGGCAAGCATCGTCCCGACGAGAGTCAGGACATGCCGCAGGATGCCGACGGTGGTAGGGCTTGTGAAGAAATCTTTCATCGCGATCTCCAAAGAAAACCCTGCCTTCAAGGGCGTCCCTGACTGCTCCGAAGGGAATAACAGCCAGCAATGAAGGCAGGGAAGTTCAGTCCGGCGAAAGACTCACCACCAAACAGGTGAATCCAAAACTTGATAGCCACATGGTGACGCCTCCACCAAGTCCAAGCATAACAGCGAATCCAAACCAGAAGGACAGGCAGATGGGGCACTGAACCCCATCCTTCACCCACTCTGGCAGGTCTTTAGACTTAACATCCTCACGGAAGAATTCAAAGAGACCATACGGACCTTTTGTCACCGCAAACGAAAACGCAAAGCCATAGGTAATGAGCCACGCTAACACATAGTCAAAAATCATCGTCGTCGTTGTCCCTTCTTTTCTCTTGGGATGATCACACGGCGAGGCGCCGACACCGTCGCATTCGCCGCAGTCCCTGTCTTAATGTCCGCGTCACAGTAACGCTGGACGATATTCTGCTGCCATCCGGCCCACTTCACTTGGACTTCGTTGCGGATCTGGCTTTCATCGATGAAGTTCGTGTTGGCCCAGTGCCTACAGTAGATCCAGGACGAATCCAGACTGCCGACCACGTTCTCGAAGACGAACTTCCCTGGCTCGAAGATCACGTCGACCTTCACCTGATCCGGGTGGTTTCTCCAGAGAAAGCATCGCCGCCGGTAGAACAGAAACCCATTGGGGAACAGTATCCTTCCGTTCCCGACGAATTCTTCGCAGTCTCGGATCTTCTGGATGAAATCCGGTCCCAGAAAATCATCATCTCCAACGGTCACTTCGATTCGCGGGTGTTCCAAGCCGTCGTCGTGGATCACCAGTCGCCCATTAACACCCAGAGACCGAATGCGTCTTGTGAACAGTGGGTCCGTTGAATTCTGCAGCAGGATGACCGTGAAGTCCTGGCAGGTCTGCTTACGGAGCGACTGGCTCAGAATGTTGTCCGTCAGGCCGAAGCGGTATCGGCTCATGTCCGAGGTTTCGTATTCCGAACGCACCCTCACGTAAATCGGCAACGATGTCATAACGGTTCCTCCGGGGGTTCATCATCCTCAGAAGGTCGATGGGTCGACGCCCAACCCATCCTCTGGCCTTCCGAGTCTGTGACTGCTGGTGTCCGAGCGAACTGTTGCTCAGTTTCGGATGCACTTCGTTATGTCCGACAAGGCTCGGCGTGTAATGCCAGATGGTCTTCCCCATCGCTGCCAGTGTCCGCCCGATCCATGTGTCGACCGCTTTGAGTTCCCATCGCTTCGTGTTCGGATTGTCCTTCTGTCCATGCGATCCGCCCCACTTTGCAATGCTTGGATGCACGACGAGTTCTTCCAGCGATTGCCGTGGAAAGAGTAGAGCCAAAGCGCCGACGAGATTCCCAACCTTCTTCAAGGCATCGTGCCGCGGGACTCGAATCGTCGTCTGGGTGAGACCGTTGACTCGGTTGTTGTACTGGCTCATGTGCGGGCAATAGAGCGTAACGCATCCCGTGTTTGGACATGGCCAGAGATCTCGCTCGAGAACGGACAAGATGTTCGGGGTGAAAATCGCGTCGTCCTCGGCGATCAGGATCGCATCCGCGTCGGGCTCCAGAACAAGCATGTCCCGCGCGGACTGGATCCAGTTCTGGAAGTTGCCGAGTTCGCCATTCGGACCAGAGGTCAGCCCCCATGGTGGTGCGTAGTGATCAGGGCGATACGTCGCAAACGTCTTCGGGGAATTTGGTTCGGCGAAAACACGGACAGTGCAGTTCAGCGACGACTTCAGTGAGTCGATGCATTCCTGATACACTGGTCCCAGTGGTCGAGGAGCGAGCAGGACGCCTGCAGCGATCTTCATTTGAGTTTCTCCGCTAAGTATCGGTTCTGTCGGTTATTTGCCTTCCTGGCGTTCATCAGCATCGCACGGACGCCTTTCCGCTTCTCAGCCTGCTCTGGTTCTGTGCCGTCCAAGAATGGCGTCGTTCGTCCTGCCCAGTTATGGAATGGAGGCCCAAGATGCAGGCACTCAAACGGCGTTCTTAGCTTTTTTTGGTCCGCCCATTTCTTGCAAAAATATGTGTCTGCACCACCGGCCCACGTCCAATCCGTCGCATGCCACGGCGAAGATCCAAGGACAGGATCCTCTGCATGGAAGAACTGGCAGTATCCAGCAAAGTCCTCTCGTAGCAAAGAACGCCGGTTAAGACCCCAGGTGCGTTCATTCGGAATCGCTGCCGGCGGCGGATCCCAGATCCTGCGGCGCGGCGTGTAGAGATTCCCCACTTTCGGAGTCCACGCTCCGATTCGACGAGGCAGAACCACATCAGCATCCAGGAGACACAGCCAGCCAGTACGACCGTAGACATCGAGCCCCTCCTCCAGAGCCGCCCACTTATTGAACACTGCTCCACGTCGATAGAAGGCATCGGTGACGTGGCAGCGGATTTCGTTGTCGATGCAATACTGCTGTGTCTTGCGATCCTGCTCCGACGTCACGATCATCGTTTCACTGAACCACGGTGCGTTAAACGGAATAGTTAACGCGAGGAGGTCGGTGTACTCGACGCAGATCGTGATTGAGCGGAACTGGTGCATTATGGGTTAATCACGTCAGTTTCAGGGTTACTTCGGTGCCAAATGAATGTGCTTGTGTATCCGGGGACTTTCACGCGGTCTTTAACACGAACGATCTTCTTTCCATCCTTGATCCACCCATTCGACCTTTTCATGTTCGTCATCGAGGCAGAGCGAGATAGAACATCTTCATTCGGTTCACCATCAAGGCGACTGGAAACTCGACCATACCAGTTCTGATCCCGAGGCCCAATGTGCAGGCACTCTATCTCAAGGCGAATCTTTGATCGAATCCCCCAGAGCGACTGAAAAAATGCGTCTCCTCCTCCAGCGTGAATGAATGTTGGGTCGTACCATGGTTTCTTACGGAGCACGAAGTCCTCAGCATGAAACAACTGAAAGAACCCCGCGAATTCAATATCTTTTGCCAAAGGAAGATTCGACCAGTCGCAAACGAGCGTTTCCCGTGATGCCTGTTCGATCATTCTTCGCTTTGCGCCGTAAAGATTACCGCACTCAATGTTCGAAAGAGCAAAATCTCTAGGAAGTGCCGTGTCGGCGTCCCATATCAGCATCCAGTCTTCTCGCCCAAAAAAGTCGAGACCCTCCTCCATTGCAAGGCCTTTATTGAACTTCGCTCCATACCGAGTGAATGCGTCGGTTTGAAATAGTCTTAGAAAACCTGGAGCATAAGACTCTGATAGCGCGTTGACGTATGATGCAGTGCGGTTGTCGCTGTGCGAAGTGATGACGCAGCATTCCGAAAGACACGACAAATTCCAAGGAAGAGTAATCCTCAGGATGTCGTCATAATTGACGCAAATCACAATTCCTCGAGGCTTAATCACGGACTCGCCTCCAGTCATTACCTGGCATTCCATTTCTGTATACATACCATGATGAGATCTGCTCGTGGGTCCGATAGACCACTGCTTTACCTTCGAAGAACTCGTCCACAGCGAGAACAACTTCCGGGTGCCCTTCGTCGTAGTCATGCCCAGCGAAGACTCCTATTTCGCTAACGAGCGGCCACCAGGCCTCCAGATCTTTTTTTACAGATTCGTAATCATGTCCTGCGTCAACGTAAACAAAGTCAATCAGTCGAAGGTCCGCAAAAAACTGGCCACTGTATGACTTCAAGGATTCTGCCGCAGCAACTGACTCCGCTTTGATCAGTTTGCAATTGATTCTGGATCGCTCAAACCTCGCAACAGCCATCAAGTAGTCTGTTTCCCTGCTCCACGGGAATTCAGGGTAAGATTCGTATGTGTCGATTCCGAAGTAATTATGCCCTCGCCATCGCGACATGAATTCTTCGGCGAAGCCTGCGCGGTCGACGCCCACTTCCACAGCGCGATACAACTTCCTCCAGTTGCAGAGCAGACTGAATTCACTGCGGTCATGGATCTCTGGTGATAAAATCGCTTTCATTGAAGTCCTGAATTCTGAATGTAGTCGGTTGCTTTCGGGAGATGCTTCTCCCCAAGTTGGACCAGTGTTTCAACGAGTTGACCCTGGCGATCGGTCTTCTTGAACTTCATGATCGGAGCGTGTGTAACTGTGTGCTGTTCAAACGGACCACCGTTCGCTAACGAACCGAAGGCCTTCAGTGGAATCCCGCAGGCATGGCAGTGAAGTTTGATCTGATCTGCGAAGTCCTGAATCGGTTTTCTCCACCACCCTGGAGTGACAGGAAGTCCAGTGTCTGGCATCGGAGCCCCAGTGCCCATCCAGTTCATGTTATTCTGGTGGAGCATCGCTTGCGCGGCGGCGAGTTCGCAGAAGTAGGCCTTTAATTCGCCACGAACAACGCCGATCATCGCCGACCAGTGCCGGTTGACGTCACAGTTCGCAATCAGATCCCATCGCTCGCCTTCGTCGGCAATGACGTCCTGCATCGCAACCAGAGGTGGGCCATGTCTCGAATCTTCTTCGAGCCCCTTCAGGTATCGTCGGCACTCCGGCCAGTCCTTTGCGAATTCATCGTAGGCCTTGCGATCCTGATGCACGTTTAGGTTGCTCACGGCAGGGTTAAAGACTCCCCGCATCCACTTGCCCTTTCCAAGCGGGTTATTGCACCACAGCCCTCGCTGGTCGAACGGGACATGCTTCTTCAGTATTCGAACAAGCGTTTCGAACTCCGGATGCATCGCAGGGTTTCCTCCGAACATCCCGACGACTCCGAAGTACCCGCCTCGTTCATTGCACTGCAGGGACAGCAGGGCTTCTTCGAACTGATCGGGAGTAATCATCCCCGCTTTTCCTCCGAGGTTGCTTCCCTGGGTGCAATGGAAGCAGGCCTTATCACAGGCCCGGGTAATCCAGATCTGTAGCACACCGTTGCGCCAGATGTTCGCTCGCTTCTGTCCTGGGGCGACCATCTTCCCAATTGCTTCGTCTGCCTGCATAACTACTCCGGAAACTTCTGCTCAAGGAACGCCTTCATCTGCGGCGTGTAACACTTCGACTGGTAATTCAGAACATTCTCCTGGATGCTGTGGATCCCGCCCAAAGGCATCGGAACCAGCAACCTTCTCAGAAACCCTGTGTATGAAACTGCATTCTCTGGATTTTCGAAGTGATTCCTATACAGATTTTCGAATAATAACAGAGTCTTTGGGTAGTCGTAGATGGCAAACATCTCTCGCAGCTTCTCTTTTTCGAAGAGATGGGGGAGATGGGTTGCGTACTGCAGGTTCGACTTCCCGTGCTTCTGCAGCGTGGCGAACGTGATCCGGATGAGCTGATGCCAGATTGTTTTTGTGTTGACCCGATACCATGGGTCATGAATCGGCCGGCAGATTTCTTCGACGGTTGTCGTCTTTAGGAAGTAAACGTCGTCCATCATCCAGACGAAGGAGTCGTCGATTTCCGGGGAGTTCGCTGCGTGAACAAGTTTGTTCTGGGTGTCGCGAAACGGCAGATGGCCGGTCGGGACTCGCATTCGGATCGGGGCGACTTTAAGATGATGCCCGTCGTACCACGCTGGCTTCTCGCCGATCACAGTGATCTTGTGTTCGCCAGGGACGTTCCGCTGCACAGACAGAATTGATTTCCGGAGTTCAAATCCGTTATCCGGGCCAGTAATGTAGAACCAAACGAATTGCATTCGTGCCCCTTCTTCTGAACCTAAGACGCTCTCGGAAATTGTAGTATGGCTGGAAACTTAAAGAAAGCAGTCTTGGAGTGTGGATGCTGCGGCGTGTTTTTCTGTCCGTGTTGTCCGGAGTGGCCTCAGGAAGCCTCTGCTAGCGTTCAGTGGACAACGACTGTTACAGCGAACGACTGCACAGGGCCCGGCTACACAACAATCGTCGGCGGTGACTTTTCCTGTCAAGACATGATGAATGACCCAGAGGGCGCCGTGCTGATACTTGGAGCTGGGCACCTCAATGCAAAAGTGTTTTGTACGGTTGATCCGCTAACTGGGGGCTTTCGTTGGAGAGCTCAGTACCGCTCAGCGGTCTCTGGAATGATTTCCGGACAAGGACCATTCAACCCTCCGCTTTCACCGTTCTGGGCTGAAGTAGAAGACTTGGTTTTTTCCTGTCCAGGCTGCGACGACGTCGCTAACGAATCTTTTCTGGGATCGTTTCGTTTTACCGCTTTGATGGGGTGCGAGACCTCCGGAGGGATTGTCTTCTACGCCGCTACCGTCGAAGGTCTCGTTACACTGGGTTGCCCATGAAATACATTGACTGGATTCTCGTCGTTGTTCTGGTGACGTTTCTGGGGGTTCTTCTGACTGGGATTCCCATGGCGATCACAACACACGCCGAGAGAATGCGCCGCGAACAGCAGGAGCAGGAAACTGCCGAGTACATCGACCGCGAAGTCCTCTCACAGACTTTCACTGAGGCTGGCGCTGTCCGATGATGGGCACGGAGTCGGTTCGCCAAAGCATGGCACGCCTTCAACGATCGCTCTGTCACACTTGACCAGACGGACTTCACGAGATCCGTCTGGCAACGTGCAGCATTCGTATTGCGGGAACGGCAGGGACAGCAATGGCTTCGAGGCGTCAACAACGTCGTAGAGTCGGTCGGTGATGATGTCGTCGGAGACGCTTGAGGACTGGCTTCCGGAGGCACTCGCCGAATCACTGGCGGCTCCCCCGGGAGACCGCTTCAGCATCTTCACGAGACTTCCGGGAAGCAACGGAATCAGGCTGCAGGTGTGGGCGTAGACGATCTCACCGAGTCCTGCCCCGGCGTTCCGGTAGACACTGACCTCCTGAATCGTGTCGCACTCTGCGGAGTCGCCGGGGACTGCTTCGGTCGGCTCGATCGCACAGAGATCGCACGGGTCATCGGAGGCCGATGCAGAAACCGAGAGCGAACCTGACTCGGATCCCGTAAATGGCGTTTCTTCCCAATCGCTGAGTTCGACTTCATACCAGCCGTCACCGAGACAGGTGCCGACGATTCCATAGGCTAACTTTACGCCGGAACTCTGGAGAATCTCCCACCGCTTCGAGTCTTCGTTGTAGACGCAGTAGAAGAACTCGCCTGTGACTTTGCCAACTTGGTCGTTGAGACCGCCCAGCACGTCATACACACGAAACGGAGTGGAGAGAGTATCTTCAACGTGAATCCCGCTTTTGCGATTCAGGCGAAACCACTGACACAGCCCGGACGGCACATCATCGAGAGCCTGGGCAAGGTCGGTCTTCTCTGGCTGGATCTGGAAGTTTTCAATCGCTACAGCGAGTCGCAGATACGACTTTCGCATGTTGGCGGACTGATTCCCGAGTGCCTCGTTGACCATCGACGAGCCGCTGCCCAAGGCGATGTCGCGGCGTGACCGTGAGGCCTCCGCCTGATCAGAGTTCATTCGCTCTGCAGTAATCGGGTCGCCCGGAGTCCATTGATACGGTCGTTTCATAGCAGTGGATAGAAAATCGTGTTAAAGGATTTCAGAGGGAACAGTGGTTCGCCCGTCGCTTCGACAATAACTCGCATCCACTCGCCGGCATCCGCTTCGCCTTCGCGGTCCAGAAACAAATGATTCCAACCGTAGGCTTCGTCGTTATTGTCCGGACAGTCGTCGCTGTCAGAGTATGAGCCAGATGCCGAAG